ATTTTTTCCTAAGAAAGCCGATTTCGTCAAAGCATATCCAGTGATTAAAAAGTTTGAGGAGAAGTGAGATGAGAGAACCCAAATACAAAACAGTCGCAATTACATATTCTGACGATAAACCACTAGAATTCATTTTATTGGTTACGGATATTAGCTATCATGATTCGTATATCAAAGTCGAATACAGGGAAACAATTCATAAAGACGGTGTTAAAATTATTGCTATGCGGGATATTAAAAACATCGCGATAACCGAGCTTGATGAATTTGAGGCTAATAAAACTCTTATGTATCTTGCTGAACAGACTGCTGGTACTGACTTCACCAAAATTAGGTTCAATCCTTGGAATGGTGATAGAAGTATCGTGACAGTGACCTCATTTAGAAACATCGATCATAAAGATTTCACTTTCGAAAAGGTAACTAGTATCGAACGTAAATGGGATCATGATATTATGGGTCACAGAATCCTTATCCATACCATCCATAAAGACGCAGGTCTTGTTTGGGGTGGGATAGATGCCATATATGTATTCGATGAGAGTGACGTGAAATCTCTTATTATCGGACGCACGGGTATGAAAGACATTAAAGTAAATGTTAACGGAGGAAAGTATGAAAATGACTGACAAAGTAACACCAAACACAATGAAAAACCAATATGATCACCAATGGAACGTATTTGTACGCAAAAATCACGACTATGGTAACTCATTTGAGAAGAGTTTGGACACGTTCGGATTGGTGGCTGGCATCGTCCGTATGAACGACAAATTCGAGCGCTTAGTTTCACTCAATGATCCTTCTAAAGACGCTCAGATCGCCTCTGAGAGCCTCGTAGACACCTTAGAAGACCTGTCTAACTACGCTGCTATGGCCGCGTGCTGGTTGAAGGGTAAAAAAGAGAGAAATTGGAAGGAAATGCGCATGAAAGAGCTTGATGGAAACATTGAGAGTATTATTAAGAATGCCGATGCGATTGTTGATAATATGAAAGGTAAATCTAAGGATAACTTACATATTAATAGTACTAGTGGAACCTCATCGGTTGATATCGAGACTGGTAAGATTGAATTTCATCCACAATTCTCTGGTATTAAATTAAACGGTCCTGAGAAATTGGAATTAAATCTTGAAATTGACCAGGATAAGTTGTTCGAAATCTCGAATGCGCTGCGCCCTAGCAACTTGCCTAAATCAGTTAAGGTGAATTATGGTCATAAGGCTGTATATGAATTCCCAGACGGGATTGATACTATTGCGTCATATCTAAAACAGCTTAGTCGGGAAGAAGCCAAGAAAGAAAATGACCGTGTCATGCTTGATATGATGTTATCTCGTATTGAGAAAGGTGAGGTTGTTCGTATTGTGGCTAATGGTGATGGATCATTCACGACATATTTCGAAAAGACCGATGGTCCATTCGATAAAATTGTGGATAAGGAAGACGAAACTATTTTCCACGAGCGGGAAGGTTGGGAAGAGGAAGTTAAACTTGAGGGTCAAAATGGATCCTCTGTAACTTTCACTGAAGATGATGGAATTTTCTCATTTGGTGATGGGTCTACTCTGCGTAGTTTAGGTGATATTACACTTACTGCTGGGCCTAAGAAAAAGACATTAAATGAGAAACGCAAAGAGGCTGGATTCGATCCGGTTAATGGTGAGGACAATGAAGGGTAAGCTTAAAACTTTAAATGAAGTTGAGGAAAATGACTGGTGGACTAGCCATGATCGTACGTGGGTGTTTAACGCTAGAACCAGGGAATTGTTTAGGATACCAAATTTTCAATTTCCTGGACGGAAAGAATTGGAGGAAAGAGATGAGAATTGAGCATGTATATCCTAAATCTAAAACGATATTACCACAGCCACCAGTACATGTGAAGCTGTATTTTAATCCAGAAGAATGGGAAGAAATCCGGGAGCATTTCCTATTAGAGGAGAAGCATAATAATCCGGAGAAAACTGTGAGATTTGTTGGAGGACAGGAGAATGAGTGTTGATAATCGAATTCCATCAGAACCTTATATAGAACTGAATGGTGTTACAGTATATACGGAAGGCGTGTATCGTCATGGTAAATCGCCGGAGATTACTAAAGGGACTATAGGAGAAAAACTAATGGATAGAGAATACAATGGATTGGGTGTTGCGAATGATGAAAGTATCGAACGTTTCAATGATCTTATTGACCGATTGATATATTACATGGACGAAGGTGATTCGGTTACTATTACAGGGATTGCTGATCGCGAATTTAATGTGGTCATTAACTCGACTAAAATTCGAGGTGGGCGAAATGAGTAAGAGCATTGATTTCCGGGTCTTTAAAGACCATAATTGGGTTGGTATTGCCTATGTTAAAGACGATATTGGGCAGATCCAGGGGTTCAAATTCATGTATAAAGGGCCTGAAAAGCTGAAAGATACGTACGAAAAAGGGGATTATTTCCGTGCAGAAGTCCTCGGATTCGAGTATGATTTGGTATTTGAGAGGGACTTTTGGTTTGATTTGGACGAGAAAACAAGCGAATATGGGCTTGAATTTAGGATAATTTGGTAGAAACACCACAAATTTCCACAAAATTTTTTGCGGGATTTTGGTGCATAAAATCGTCAAATTATAGGATTTTTGGCCTAAAACGGTCCTATATGGGTAAAAAACAGAAAAAATTGTAAAAAACACCACACAAACTCGCGAAAATTGCCTAAAAGTATATATTGTTGTAGAAAGCAGTTAAAATTTTAACTTATATATAAAACAATGGCGAAATGTGGGCAAAAAACGTGTGGGTGTTGGTGAGGAGGAACTAAATGGATTTTTTAGATGTTTCCGTCAAAAAATTCCATTCTAATAATAGACAATGCGATTACGAGGTATCGCCAGACTTCATTTTTGGCGATGCCAAGGATTTGGTTGTAAAGGGTGGTAAGTTCTATGCTTATTGGAATGGCCATAGATGGGACACGTTACAACGTAATTTATTTCACGATATTGATAGTCAGTTGTGGAATAAAGCGAGAGAGCTTCAAGAGGAGGGACCAGGGGTTCGCATTGAAGTTAAAGAAATTCGGAAAGCTTCTGGTGGCAAGTTCCGATTATTTCTTGACTATTGTAAAGCCACCGAGCAGGATGAAACTTCGTTCAACCAGAAGATCTTATTCTCTGATCATGAAATGAAGCGAAAGGATTATGCAACCACTCAGTTGTCATATACGCCAACCGAAGGAACTCCTGACGCTTTCATGAAATTGATCGGTACGTTATATGCTCCAGCAGAACTTGACAAAATTCTTTGGTTCATGGGTGCCTTATTCACCAACAAAATGTACAAGATCGAAAAATTCATGTATTTGTATGGATCGAAAGGTAGCGGTAAAGGAACTGTCCTCAAGATATTCCGATGGTTGTTTGGAGAATACTGTGGAACTATTGATTTGAAATTGTTAACGAGTGGCGATCAATTTGCTACTGGACAAATTCAAGAAGTTCCGTTGTTGATTGATGAGGATACCGACATCAGTCATATCTTTAACGACACCCCGTTATTGAAACTGACAAGTCATGAGACCATATCCGTCAACAAAAAGTATAAGGAACCTTATGATGTTACTTTCAGTGGATTATTAATTACTGCGTCAAACCAACGATATAAAGTTCGAAACGTAGATTCTGGTATTACTCGTCGAGCTGTCGTTGTAAATCCCAGTGGAAATAAAGTTCCGCATAGAGAATACGATACATTGATGAATCAAATCAAATACGAGCTCCCATATATCGCTCATCTTGCAATTAAGAGATTTGAAGAATTGGGGCCCGATTATTTTGATGATTACTTCGATGTTGATATGGCAGAACAGACTGACCATATCTTTGATTTCATTCGTAGCGAAGCTATGCAAATGAAAGATGGTATTAGTCTAAAACAACTTTCCGAGTTGTACAAGAACTATCTTGAAGACATGGGATGGAGAACAGAAGGCTATAAAGCAACTATCAAACGTGAAGCGCTTCGATATTTTGATACGATGCTTAGTGAAGCCAAAATTGATGATGTTCGTGTTCGTAATTATTTTAAAGGTTTCAGATGGTCTGTAGCATTTCCTGAAGGCGTTGTTGGAATTGATATTCCTAAAGATGAGGTTAAGGACTGGTTGGATTTCTGTTATCACAATGAGGTCTTTAATAAATTGGCAGCTGATTATCCTGCGCAAGAAGCATTGGAGAATGGAAACCCATCTCAGAAATGGGATGAGGTTGATACGACGCTTAGAGAAATCAATACGCGTAAATTACACTGGGTCAAAGTTCCACTACAACATATTATTCTCGACTTTGATATCAAGGACGAGAACGGAGAGAAAAGTCTGGAGTTAAATAAAGAGGCTGCGTCGAAGTATCCCCCGACATATGCTGAAGTATCCAAATCCGGCAAAGGCATTCACTTGCATTATTTATATGACGGTGATGTTAATTTATTAGACAATGTTGTTGAAGACCATGTCGAAATTAAAGTTTATAAAGGGAAGGCGTCTTTACGACGGATTGATAATGCATCGAACAATCTTGAAGTATCTCATATTTCGTCGGGACTGCCGATGAAAGAGAAGAAGGAGACAACGATGTATGAAAACGTAAAAGATATTACCTATACCGAGAAGACTCTTCGTAAATTTGTTAAGAAACAGCTGGGACTTATTCCAGGAGAGAAACCGAGTCATGCGAATACAAAACCAACAATCGATTGGATATCTCATGAAATTCATAAAGCACATGACATGGGATTGAAATACGATTTGTCGGATCTTAAGCACTCAGTATTTCTTCGAGCGTTGCAATCATCAAACAATAAAGATTATTGCTTGGATGTATTTATGAAGATCCCTTGGTCTTCTATGCGAGATGACGATGGCAAAACTGAGACCGAGTTAACAACAGGAACTAAAATCGTTGCCAAAGAAGAAATTGTATTCTTCGATATTGAGGTGTATCCAAATCTATTTGTTGTTGTATGGAAGAAGTATGGCGAAGACGAATTCGTTCGTTGGATAAATCCATCAGCAGACCAAATTGAATATTTGTGTTCATTCCCATTAGTTGGTTTCAACAACCGTCGATACGATAACCATATCCTCTACGCTCGTTTACTCGGAGGGACAAACATGGAGTTATTCCGACAGTCCCAAAGAATTATCAACGAGAAGAATGCAAAGACTGGTATGTATGCAGCAGCTTATGAATTGAGCTACGCCGATATTTATGAGTACGCAAAGAAGAAACAATCATTGAAACGTTGGGAAGTTGATTTGGGAATCAACCACGTCGAAATGGAAATCCCTTGGGATCAACCAGTACCAGACGATTTAGTCGAGACTGTTGTTGAATACTGTGTTAACGACGTTATGGCTACTGAGAAAGTATTTGATGCTACATTTGCTGACTATATTGCTCGTGAGATCTTAGCTACTCTATCTGGTGGATCTATGAATGCGACAAACAATCAGCTTACTGCGTTGTTTATCTTTGGTCAAGATCCGCGTCCACAAGACAAGTTTATTTATACAGACTTGCGTAAGACATTCCCAGGATACGAATACAAATTCGGTAAGTCAACATATCGTGGTATTGAAACTGGTGAAGGCGGATACGTATATGCTGAACCTGGTGTATATAAAAACATCGCCTTGCTTGACGTAGAGTCAATGCATCCGAATAGTTTGATCAATATGAATTACTTCGGCCCATATACTCAACGTTATGCGGACTTGTTGAAAGTACGCGTGTTATTGAAACATAACAAAGTTGACGAAGTTAAACTCATGTTTGACGGCAAACTCGCTCCATTCTTGGATAACCCAGAATATCGTAAACCATTGGTTGAAGCATTGAAGATTGCTATCAACTCCGTATATGGTATGACGTCTGCGTCGTTTGATAATAAATTCAAACACAAAGACAACATCGATAATATTGTCGCTAAGCGCGGAGCTTTATTTATGGTCGATCTAAAATTCGCAATCGAAGCAGAAGGTTATCAGGTGTGTCATATTAAGACAGACTCTGTTAAAGTTCCTAACGCGGATGATTATATCATCAAATTCGTAGACGAGTTTGGTAAACGACCTGAGTATAACTATAAATTCGATCACGAGCATACATATAAACGTATGGCGTTAATTAATAACGCGGTTTATATCGCTCAACTAGAGGATGATAAGTGGTCTCCGACGGGTGCGGAGTTTGCTAACACTTATTTACTCAAACGGGTTTGGACAAAAGAAGAATTGACTGATCGTGATTTCTTTATTACTAAGCAATCCAAAGGTCATATCTATCTTGGCGACGAATTCGTTGGTAAGGTCGGATCTATTTATGCTTCTAAGACTGGATCAGAATGTTTGTGGACAGAAGATAATGAGAATTTCAAATCTGTAACTGGAACAAAAGGATTCAAATTCAAACAAACGTCTGAATTCGATTACGAAGATATCGATTTCGACTACTATGATAAAATTGCTATTGCTGGTTTGAAGAAAATCATGAAGGTTGGAGACATCAACGTTATTGTTGATGAAATGCCTAAAGATTATATCGAACTACTTGGCTTAAATGAAGAACAACCCGAAGAAATGGCCGCCTAACTTTTTGGGCAGTCGCTCGGGGTTTGTAAAAACTTCGCAGAAATTACATGGCACATAATAGAAAGGAACAACAAAATTTAAGGATTTTTGCGCTCCTTTCATTTTTGTTTCACTTTGTCAATTACGTCAAAATAGAAAGGGACATTATCATGACAAAATTATTACAAGCTTCTAACCATCAACTAATCTTCGAAGACGTCGAGTTTGCCTTTAAACCAAACTTCGCAGGACGTGAAGAACGATACAATCGTGCTGGAGATCGTTATTTCAACATTGTTGTGTCCGAAGAAGATGCACAAATCCTTGCCGAACAGTATGGTGTAAACGTTAAATTGTGGGAGCCTAAACCACGAGATGACGAAATGGCTAAGAAGATGGCCGAAAACCCAGATATGTATCAACCATTTTACTACTTTAAAGTAAAAGTGTATACCAAATTCTCGATTCCATCAATTGCGCTTATTTATGATAATGAAGATGGCGTTTGTGATGTGGATGATCCAGTATGTGCTGAGAACCGTCAGTTCCTAACTGAAGATCAATTCCAATTGATTGATGAAATGGAAATGCAATGTGTTGATATGACCATCCGTCGTCGCGAACCTAGTGATGAAGGGACTTACGCTCGTCTTGATTTGAAGAACGCGTATATTCACGTAGCTCCAAATCCACTTGAACGTAAGTATGGTTATTAATGATTGAGTTATATCCTTATCAACGAAAGGCGGTTGATAGGTTACATAACGGTTCTGTATTATGCGGAAAGGTCGGTTCGGGTAAATCCTTAACCGGCCTATTTTATTATATGGAGAACCATATTGATAAGCCTCTCTATATTATTACGGTCGCTAAGAAACGAAACGATCGAGAATGGCATAGAGATTTTGAAGCCTTAGGAATTGATGGCGTTGTCGATTCCTGGAACAATATCGAAAAGTATACTGATGTGAAAGACGCATTCTTTATATTTGACGAACAACGCGCAATCGGTTATGGTAAATGGGGTATGGCATTCATACATATTGCTCGTAAGAACAATTGGATAATGTTAACTGCAACACCAGGTGATGTTTGGATGGATTGGATGTGCATTTTCATAGCCAATAATTTCTATCGAAACAAAACTGATTTTGTGGATCATCATGTGGAATACAATCCATATTCTAAGTTTCCTCAAATTCGAAGATACCATAAGACCGATAAATTAGAAAGGTTCCGTAAGTATTTGGCAGTGCCTATGCAAGATTTTAGAACTACCAATTTACACAGGAAGTATATTAACGCAGACTTCGACAAGGATTTATATCAAACTGTTGTCAAGACTCGTTTTAATCCATATACTGAGGAACCTATAATGAACGCATCTGAATTCACACAAGTGCTTCGTCGTATTATTAATACAAGCGAGCGTCGTAGAATTCATGCAAAGCAAGAGATTATGACTCGTGATAAAGTCATTGTCTTTTATAACTATACCTACGAACTTGATATTCTCAAAGAGATTTGTCAAGAATTAGATAGGGCATATTATCAATGGAACGGCCAAAAGCACGAGGCAATCCCAGACGCTGAAACCTGGGTATATCTTGTGCAATATACAGCCGGAGCCGAGGGATGGAATTGCATTACTACTGATACGATTTTATTCTACTCGCTTAACTACTCTTACCGAATAATGGAGCAATCGGAAGGACGAATTAATCGAGTGAATACCTCCTTTGAAAATTTATATTACGTTTACTTGAAGTCCCCGGCTTCTATTGATGATGCGATCGAACGCTCCATTCGAAGCAAAAAGAAATTTAATGAAAGGAATTGGGTGGAGAGCACATGTCCAAATTGGAACGAGATTTCCAAAAACAATTGATTAAAGATATTAAGACACGAATCCCTGAAGCTATTGTTAAGAAGAATGATCCTAACTATATTCAAGGAATTCCTGACTTATCTGTTGACATTGGTCCATATTCCTATCATTTGGAAGTAAAGAAATCGGCTAAGGCCCCATATCGACCAAACCAAGAGTATTATTTAAATCATTATAATACAAATGGTGGATGGGCACGAACCATTTATCCAGAGAACAAGGAGGAAGTACTCAATGAAATGGAACAGACATCCAGAGTACGAGGGTCGTCACTCATTTCTCAGCGCTAGTCAATGTCATTGGTTAAATTACACTCCAGACAAGATGATTAGCAGATTTGAAAACGAACAAGCTAAGCAACGTGGAACTGAGTTGCATGAATTTGCAAGTGAAGCTATTAGGCATAAAATCAAATTGTTGCCTGGTAATACTCACCCAGCTGTTGCTAATTTTGTTAATGACGCAATTGGATATCGTATGGATAGTGAAGTATTGTTATTCTACAGTCCATATGCATTTGGTACTGCTGACGCTATTCGTTATGAACCTCCTAAGAAAGATAATCCTCGTGGATTTCTTAGGATTCATGATTTAAAGACAGGTGTTACCAAACCTAAAATGGAGCAGCTATTAGTTTATGCTGCTTATTTCTGTTTGGAGTATGGCGTCAAGCCCGAGAAGACGGATTTCGAACTCCGTATTTATCAAGGTAATGACATCAAGACTTATATTCCAGAAGCAGAAGACGTGTATGACGTATATCATACAATTAAAGAGTTCTCGGGAATTCTTGAAAGTAAACCTAAATAGAAAGGATATTGTTCATGAATCTGGAAGAAGCATATAATGATATGCTCGAGCATAGAGGAACCCCGCACCAAGGTAATATTCCACACAGTGGTCGTTATGCTTGGGGATCTGGCGAAAATTCATTTCAGCGGGCTACTTCATGGTCCGATAGAGTTGTTAAATACAGGCGATCAGGATTATCTGATACGCAAATAGCAATGAAGCTAGGTATTACAACAACCGAATTCCGTAAAAGGAATAATATTGCTAAACATGAGATTCGATTAAATAATATTAGTCGGATCCAAGAGCTCGCCGATCAAGGTTTAGGATCTATCGAGATATCTCGTAGAACGGGTATTCCTGAATCAACTGTTCGTATGAATTTGGATGCTAAAGTGCGTAATAATGTAAATCGCATGGAACAAATTAAGACTGATATTAAAGGTCTTATTGAAAAGAATCCATATCTCGATGTTGGTTTGGGATCTGCTCAACAACTTGGTGTAAATGAAAGCACTCTTAAACGTGCAGTACAACAATTGGAATCCGAAGGATATCACAAGCATACTGTATATGTTAAGAATGCTACAAATGATGACCACTGGGTTGAAATGAAAGTGTTAACTAAAGAAGCAGATCCTGCTGTTGTTAGGGAACACAAACATGAAATCACACCTCCTCATATTCATACTGACGCTGAAGGTAAATCTTCATTGGGTCTTAGACCTATTGAGCATATTGATTGGAAACGTGTTGGTATTCGATATGATGAACAAGGTGGTACGGATAAAGATGGTGTAATGGAATTACGTCCGGGAGTAAAAGACCTTGACTTAGGTAAATCTCGTTATGCCCAAGTTCGTATTGGGGTTAATGGTACTCATTATTTAAAAGGTATGGCTGTTTACGGAGATCCGAAAGACTTCCCTCGAGGTGTCGATGTTATCTTCAACACCAATAAGAAGCAAGGAACTCCTAAAGAAAAAGTTCTTAAACCTTTAAAAGATGATCCTGATAATCCATTTGGTGCAACGATCAAGAAACAATCAGGCGCTATTAATAAAGTAAATGAGGAAGGTGATTGGAATACTTGGTCCAAAACATTATCTTCTCAGTTCTTATCTAAACAACCACCAGCTTTAGTTAAAGGTCGTATTGAAAAGACATATGATAAACTTAAGAAAGAGTTTGAAGAAATTAATGCACTAACAAATCCTGTCGTCAAGAAAGTAATGATGCAAGATTTTGTTGATGGATTAACTGTTAAACGTCAACATCTTAAGATGGTTGGTTTTGATAGAATGAAAGGACAAGTGTTATTACCTTTATCCGGTATTAAAGCTAACGAAGTATATGCTCCGAACTTTAAGAATGGTGAAAAGGTTGTACTTGTTCGTTATCCTCATGGTGGTATTTTCGAATTACCAGAATTAACAGTTAATAATAAATTGGATAAAGGTCCGGCTAAATTCATGAAGGGTGCAAAAGATGCAATCGGTATTGATTCATCTGTAGCTTCTAAATTATCTGGTGCCGATTTCGATGGTGACTCTGTTATGGTTATTCCTAATAATAACAACGGAATTAAAACGAGTCGATCTTTAAAAGAATTAAAGAACTTCGATTCCAAAAGTTATTATACTCCTAATCCACCAAAGATTGATACCCAAAAACAAATGGGTGTTGTATCAAATCTTATTACCGACATGACTCTTAAAGGCGCATCGCAATCAGAAATCGCTAGAGCGGTTAAACATTCAATGGTTGTTATTGATGCAGAAAAACATAGTCTAGATTATAAACGATCTGAACGAGAAAATAATATTGATCAACTTAAAAAGAAATATCAAGAGCATTTTGATGTGGTCACTGGAAAGATATCTAGTGGTGCATCAACTCTTATTTCTAGATCGAAGACCGACTATCGTGAGACAGAGCACTGGTATAAAGAAAGAACTGCTGAAGAACTAGCTGCTAATCCTAGATTGGCGCCTAAGATTAAGAAAACAAAAACCATTTCATTTACACCCAATGTTGATATGGTAGATGATGCTAAGAAACTAGGTTCTGGCACAGCTATTGAAAACATGTATGGTAATTACATCAATGCCCTTGGCAAGATGCGTACAAAAGGTGAGTCTATCATTAGCAAGACCCCTAACATGACCATGTCTAAGGAAGCTAAAGTCAAGTACAAGACACAAGTTGAGTCTCTACAGAAGAAGCTTAATGACGCCTTGTACAACTCACCTAGAGAACGTCAAGCTCAGCTCATGGCTAACAAGACTATTGCTGAGAAACGTACTCCTGACATGAGTAAAGACCAGCTTAAGAAGCTTAAACAACAGGCTATTGCAGCAGCCCGTGTTAAGACTGGTGCTGATGGTAAGTCTACACGAATCTCTATTGACGATGATGAGTGGAAGGCTATTCAATCTGGTGCTGTATCTAGTAAGATGCTAACAGATGTACTACGATTCGCTGATAGTGATCGTGTTAAGCAGCTAGCTACACCACGTACAGAGAAGTCTATTAGCTTGTCTACTGCTAGCCGTGCTAAGACTATGCTTAAGAACGGTCATACCTATGCTGAAGTAGCTGATGCTTTAGGTATCAGTGTGTCTACTGTACAGGATCTATCATAGAAAGGAGGCCATGCATGACGTACACTACACAACCACTAGAGCATGAAGACTCTAACGAGCTCATGCACGATGCTATGCCTGATGCTATGAGTGATCATACAGATGATCAAGTCACTGATGCTGAGTACAATCGTGAGACAACTGTTGATGCTATGCTAACCACATACGACAACCCATACAACCCTTACGATGACTACGATGCTTGGTGGCAATGGGACAAAGACAATGGTTACAACACACCAGAACTGTTAGCTATGGTTCTTGGTGACACATCAGATGCACTTGATGCTGTTGAAGAAGCTCAGCGAACAGCTGTGGCAATGAACTGGATCATCGATGAAGGTCCAATTGAAGGCGTATGGACAACGATCAAGAAGAACGTTTCAACGCCCATTCGTCTTCCGACAACGCAGTCCGGAATCGTGACATTTGGAAATGAATAAGAAAAACAAATCATTCCAGGTGACACCCCCTAAGGGGAGGGGTCGCAAAGACTCCCCACCCCCCTGCATCGCCGCACCACCCTAAAATTTCCCCGGAGTGGTTTTCAAACCTCAAACTGGGTTTGAAGTATGGGGTAACTATTATGGAAAGAGAGATAAGTATGCACGCAGAAGTACATGACCACGTCGTAGGTCTACTAAAGTGGCTACTATCTCCTGAAGTTCTGTCTCAGATTGGACTATACTTCGGTGTTGGAGCATCTATCATCGGTTTTGCAACAAGAGTGTTCAAAAAATTATGGGCTAAACTCGAAGCTAAACAGAATGAGGAGATCGAAGCGATCAAAAATTCTATTACAGCGTTGGCCATAAGCTTTGAAGAGATGCGAAAGACTCAGGAATTGGATTTCTTACGATTACAAATCATCACAGGGATACATTCTGGACGTCTATCCAACAATGAGATATTGCATATGTATGATACCTACTCACAAAAGGGCGGTAACTCATATGTTAGTCGTATAGTTAACGATTATGTTGACGAGAATAATATCAAGGAAGAAGGAAAACGCAATGCTAGAAAACGTGATTAATTTGTTAGTCGCGCTCAGTGTAATTTTACCAATTGTTGTTCAACTGGTTAAATACATTGGCACGTTGACTAACAATAAGAAAGTTTTGACTCTTGCGGATCGTGCTATGATCATCGTGTCTTCACTTGATTCCTTAGGTATCGCAAATGAAGCTAAGAAACAAGAAGCTCTCGGTAAGCTAACAAACTTCGCCAATGAGGTTGGTATCAATTTATCATTATCTCAAGCAGAAGACTATATCGAGAACGCTGTCCAAGCTTTGCGTAGACTTCAGGGTGAAGTGAAGCCAAATTCGGAGGTGTCTAACAATGCCCCGAAGACGAAATGAAACGGACGACATCCGTCAAGCTTTAACACCAGAAGGAAGAATGCTAAAGCTAACAAAAAAGGCATTCGATCTGGCAGAAAGACAATTAGACGATGGTACTATCGCGCCAAGTACGTTAAACGCGTTACTGAAGTACGGTACCGTCGAGAATGAACTCCAGTTGGAGAGTTTGAGAACCAAGAACAAATTAGACAGTTCTCGTGTCTCATTGATCGATAGCGAAGTTAAAGGAAAGGGTGATAGTCAGGAAGTTATCAATGCTATCCGTGGCTATATGCCGTCAGAGGAATTGTGATGAGTGACAGAAGAAGTATGTTTGAAGATCTTTCATACAAGAAACTATTAACCATAGACAGCTTTGGAGATCGACTCAATTATCTATCGTTATTCAAACGTGGGTATAGATCACCAAGACACATGTCAAACCCATTCTACAAGTCTCGGATTTGGCGTGATCTACGAGAAGAAATCATAGCGCGAGATCTAGGATACGATCTTGGAGTACCGGGTATTCAAATACCTAATAAGCAAGATATTATTGTGCACCATATGATTCCTCTAGAAGAGGATGACATATTAGAATGGCGTGAAGATATCATACTTAACCCCGATCTTCTAATAACAACTTCCAGAAACACCCACAACATAATTCACTACGGCGATCGCTCCCAATCCGTATTAATTGAACGCCAACCAGGAGATACAAAATTATGGTGAGGTAATTATATGTCTAAAATTTTAGACGATGTTAAAACAACATTGGATTTTGCCTCCGAAGAAGATACAGGATTCGACTCTAGATTACTTCTAGAGATTGACGGTGCATTGGGTACATTATCACAACTAACAAATGTCCACCCAGAAGTCGATGTAACAAAAGAAACCGAATGGGATCAATTGTTGTATTCTGGCGATAAGCATTTGCTACGATTGGTAAAGCAATACATCTACATTTCGGTTCGAATCGTATTTGACCCACCAGCCGGTTCTGTATTAACAACCCTAACGAGCAGTTTAAACAACATCGCTCATAGGATCATTATTCAGAAGGAGGTATACAATGCAAAACCAGAATGATTTGGTTTCAGTAGATTCTTCTTCCGATGTTATTGAACACTTTGGTATCAAAGGTATGAAATGGGGTTTTAGAAAGAGCCGAAGTGCTAAATCTAGAGCCCGACGTCGAGCTAAAAATTCGGCCAAAACGTCTGCCAAATGGAAAAAGAAATATCAGAACCGGTCCTCAATGTCCGATAAAGATATTCGCAGAGCAACCGAAAGATTGCGGTTAGAAAATGACTTTGCAGAACAAATCAAACGTAGCTCTCAAGTTACTATGAAGCCTGCTAATAAAGATAGTTTCTTCCGTGATATTGCTAAAACGGTTGTTGGTTCCGCTACTCAAAGTACTGTTAAGAAATCTATTGATTATGGATTTAATAACGTAACAGGCGGTAAAAAGAAGAATTAAGTAAGGGAGTTAATTTTTGGTACTTTCTAACAAAGCATATCCGGAAGAGTACATGAAGTTTAAGGAGCAAGTTCTTAGAGGTGAAATTCCGGTCAATCGGATGGTATCACTGGAAATGAACCGTATCGATTTCTTAATCGAGTCGCCGGATTATTACTATGATAGTAAAGCGATTGAGGGCTTTGTAAGATTTTGCGAAAATGAGATGACCCTCACCGACGGTAGTGACGTAACTCTTCTGCCGTCGTTTAAACTCTGGGCAGAATGTGCCCTCGCATGGTTTTATGTCTCGGAGGATAAGGTTTATAACCCTAAACTCGGTAAATGGGAGATAAAATCAAAATTTAAGCGACTTGTCAATAAACAATTTTTAATTGTCGGACGGGGAGCTGCGAAATCAATGTATTCTACGTACATGCAAGCTTACATGCTACTAATAGATACAGCCACAACACACCAAATCGTCTGTGCCCCTACAATGAAACAGGCCGAGGAAATTATGGGTCCATTTAGAACGGCTTTGAGTCGCGCAAAAGGTCCTATGATTCGGTATATGGTTCAAGGATCTAAGATGACTGGGAATCTCACCCAGAAACAGTTGCTAGCATCAACAAAGAAAGGTGTGGAGAATTTCGCAACAAACAGTTTGTTAGAGATTCGCCCAATGTCTGTCGATAAACTTCAAGGATTGCGTTGTAAGTATGCAGCGGTGGATGAATGGTTATCCGGTGAAGTTCGCGATAATGTTATCGGTGCGATCGAACAGGGTGCATCTAAGAACGACAACTACCTAATCATAGCCACGTCGTCAGAGGGTACTGCCCGGGACGGTGTTGGTGATACAATCAAAATGGAGCTAACTGACATACTAGAAGGTCGGTACTTCAACCCTCATGTGTCTATTTGGTACTATCGATTAGACGATGTTCGTGAGGTAGCTCACCCAGAAACATGGCTTAAGGCCAATCCAAATCTGGGAGCAACTGTTAGCTACGAAACATATCGACGAGAAGTGGAACGAGCTGAGACTCAACCATCAACTCGTGCCGATACTTTAGCTAAACGTTTTGGAATACCGGTTGAGGGATATACTTACTTCTTTGTTTACGAAGAGACTATTCCTCATAGACCTCAGAACTTCGATGGATTGGAATGTGCAATGGGAGGAGACCTTTCACAAGGGGATGACTTCTGTGCGTTTACATTCTTATTCCCATTGGGTCGGGGTAGATTTGGCGTTAAGACCAGATCTTATGTTTGTGAGTCAAAACTCAAGAAGTTAACTTCAGCAATGCGAAATAAGTACGATACTTTCATTGACGAAGGTACACTTATTGTCATGCCAGACGTTGTATTGGATATGAATAAGGTATATGACGATCTAACAAACTTTATTTATAGACACAACTACGTCGTTTACTCATTTGGTTTCGACCCATATAACGCTCGAGAGTTTGTTGAGCGTTGGTCTAGAGATAATGGTGAGTATGGCGTAGAGAAGATTATCCAAGGAGCTCGTACAGAATCTGTACCTATGGGCGAGTTGAAGAACTTGGCTATGGAACGTCAATTAATATTCGACGAAGAGCTTATGAAGTTCGCAATGGGTAATGCCGTTGCAATTCAGGATAATAACGGTAACTACAAGTTATCTAAACGAAGATCTGACGAAAAGATCGATAACGTAGCCGCACTGATCGACGCATGGGTAGCGTTTAAACGCAACATGGATCTATACGCGGCTTAGAGAGGCCAATATGAGTATTTTTACCGATGGATTGACTCATGCTTGGGCTATGTTTTCACGAACACAATCCTCCGCAAATCTTGTTGAAACTGACGAACCATTTCAATTGTCTTTGGAACCCCGTGCATTGAGTCCCAACACTTCTATTCCGGGTCGTTCTTTTAGTCGTTCGTCAATTGCATCAATGATCTTTAACCGTATTGCTATGGATGCTGCTATGGTTAAATTCCAACACGTCAAGTTAGCTCCCGATGGTGAAAACCAAGAGGTGCAGAAAACTTCGGCGTTACAACGACTGTTTGATGTCGAGATGAACATCGATCAATCTTCAACAGACTTCTTCCACGATTTAGTGTATTCACTATTTGACGATGGAGTAGTTGCAGCAGTCCCATTGGAAGCAACTGTAGATCCGTCTAAATCTGATTCGTACGACATTAAATCGATGCGGGTTGGTAAGATTCTGGAATGGTATCCTACAAAAGTACGTGTTAAAATTTACAACGAGGAAAAAGGAGATTTCTCTGAGATTATCGTGCCTAAGAAAATGTGTGCGATTATCGAGAACCCTTTGGCAAACATTGTAGGTGCCGAAAACCCAACAATGTCTCGTTTGTTACAGAAGCTAGCTGTTTTAGATGCTCATGACAGAGAACTTATCGCTAATAAGTGGAACATGATTCTACAATTGCCTGTGCCTGTCCGTAATGACATCAAGCGTAAAGAAGCCGACGCTCGTATTCAAGATATTGAAGAACAGCTATCTAAATCTTCAACTGGTATTGCCTATGTTGCCGCCGATGAAAAGATTACTCAGTTAAATAGACCGATCAACACCAATCTTATGGAAGAGATCAAATACTTAACGGAGGAATTACTTTCACAAATTGGTTTGACCAAAGCAGTATTCGACGGAACTGCGAACGCAGAACAAATGCAAAACTATTATACTCGTACGATCGATCCGATTGTTACTCGTATTCAAGAAGAATTTCAAAGAAAATTTATCACTAAGACAGGTTATACACAAGGTCACCGTATTGTGACTTACAACGATCCATTCAAGCTTGTTCCTACGAGTCAGCTTGCTACGATCGGGGATTCATTACTTCGTAACCGTATTCTCACCTCAAATGAGTTTCGTGCGGTCATTGGTTATGGTCCAATTTCTGATCCAATGGCAGATCAATTGTATAACCCAAACATTGCTGATAATAATCAAGATGTTTCTGTACCTGGGTCGGTCGCGTCCCCTGAAGAAGGTCAAGGTATGGATCCCTCACAAATGGATCCTGACGGCTATCAAGAATACCTAGACTACATTCAAAATGGCGGCAAATAATTGATGGAGGTTAATCGTATAATGGGAAAACATCCTAAGTATGATTTCGCGGGTTATGTAACCCGAAATGACATGCGTTGTACAGACGGTGTCACCATCCGTCATGGAGCCTTCAAAGAAAATGATGGAAAGCGAGTGCCTCTGGTTTGGTCACACGACCCGAGCACTCCTGAAAACGTCATTGGACATGTTGAGCTACAAAATGCGGATGAAGGTGTTTATGGACGCGGGTACTTTAATAATACCCAAAATGCCAAGAACGCCAAGGAACTTGTACAACATGGTGATATCATGCATATGTCTATTGGGGCTAACCGTATTAAGCGGACTCCAGCAAATGATGTAATTCATGGTAACATCTATGAAGTATCGCTAGTGCTTGCAGGAGCTAATCCTGGAGCAGTTATTACCGAAGTGCTACAACACTCGGATAACCCAGAAGAAGGAGAAGTTATTTTAATGGAAAGTAACGAACTTATTCACTCAGCAAGCGACGTCTTAGTTGGTAATGATCGTGTAAGTTTATTCGATCGTATCCAGCACGCTGACGAAGGCACTGAGAGCGAAGTTCTTGATGAAGTTTTAGGAACTTTGAACGAAGATCAACAAGAAGCAGTTGCTATCTTGACTGAAGCTGCAGCCAATGCTGCCCTTGAAGCACACGAAGCATCTGTTGCCAAAGACTTTGATGAGGCCGTAGATTCTCGTGTAAACGAAATTCTTGACGAGTTAGCTGAAGAAGCTGACGATGAAGATGACGATGAAGAAATCGAACAATCTGACAATGGAGGAACTTTGATGCACTACAACGCATTTGAACAAAACACAAACAATAGCGAAGAGATCCGTCACTCGTTGACAGAAGCAATGCAAACTGCCCAAAGTCGCGGTCTCAAACTAAGTAACATTCTTGCCGAAGTTGAAGGTGGAGATGTTCTTAAACACTCTATGAACAACATCGATAAGTTGTTCCCTGACCACCAACTTCAAGGTGGAGTACAAGTAATCTACTCACCAAACACTGCTACAGAGCACATCTTGTCTCGTGTAACTAAAGTGCCAACAGCATTTGTTAAGTCTATCATGACTGACTTGTCTGACCTTACTGACGAACAACTTCGTGCGAAAGGTTACATCAAAGGAACTGAGAAGAAAGAACAAATCATTTCATTCCTTTCTCGTAAAACAGACCCACAAACAATCTATAAAAAACAATCAATCGACCGTGATGACGCTATCGATATCGGTCAACAATTGAACGTTGCTGCATTCTTCAACCAAGAAATGCGCATCAAGTTGAATGACGAAATCGCACAAGCAATCCTCGTATCTGACGGACGTGCTACTGGTGACGCTGCTAAGATCAAAGAAGACAAGATTCGTCCAATCACTAAAGACGAAGACTTCTACACAATCAAAGCATCTTACAACCCAGAAATGCTTCTTGACTTGTTCGAAACCGTTGCGACTGAGAAAACTAAGATGCTTGGTTCAGGAACTCCATCACTTTACGTGAATCCATTGTTCTTGACTAAACTTCGTTTCCTCCGCAACAAGAATGAGCAATGGGTATTCGGCGGTCAACAACCTGCTACTAAAGAATATCTTGCTTCACTATTCGGTGTTGCTGAAATCGTTGAAACTAACTTCTTGAAACCTGATGAAATGATCATGGTTAACCTTGCTGACTACCAAATCGGTACCAACAAGGGTGGTGAAGTTAACACATTTGAACACTTCGATATCGACTACAACAAACAAAAATACTTGATTGAAACTCGTCTTTCAGGTGCACTTGTTCGTGCTAAAGCTGCGGTTTACTTCAAACCTAAAGCTAAAGGCGCTAGTGCCGAAGCAGGTGGTCCAGCAGCAACTAGCGGAACAGAAGCTCGAGTAGGTGGATAATGAAATACTCTGGTAATGCTGGTTTTCGATTGAAAGATGTTGAAGTCGAACCAGATGTTTATGAGCCACAATTGGTTGTTAAACGAGTGCGCGGAAATGTGATCAGTTCTAGATACCGACGCGATCAAAATGGCGACAAATCTACTATTGATAACATCCGCATTACCAACCAAATTTCATTAGTCGCTGACCAATTCTTTATGAAGCACATTTCAAATTTGCTTTATATGGAGTACCAAGGGGTGAAATGGAAAGTCGAAAGTTTCGATGTAAGTAGAGCCCCTAGAGTTATTGTGGATTTAGGAGGAGTTTATAATGAGCAAGAGAATGCTTATCCGGGACATTCTGATGAAAGCAATTCAGAAGTCTAATGAGGATTATAAGCTCTTTTATAATCCAGTAGGTAACACAAATCTAACATATCCTTGTATTCTTTATAAGAGAACGGGTATTAGACAACGGCATGCAGACAACGTTCGTTATCATTCACACGAAGTATATCAAGTCACGATAATCGACAAACGAGTCGATACTCCAATCTTACCTCAACTTTTGGAAAACCAATACTGCGTGTATGAAAACGAATTCATTGTCGATAATATGCATCACACTATTTTAAAGATTAACACAGGAGGATTAGCTAATGGCTAAACTTAAGTTTGACGAACTTGGAAAACGTTTTTATGAAACTGGTGTATCTGAAGCTGTATTGTTCCCACAAGACGCATCCGGTACATACCCACTAGGTGTTGCTTGGAACGGTATCACTGCTGCTAACGAATCTCCATCAGGAGCAGAAGCAAATGACCAATATGCAGACAACATCAAATACTTGTCTCTTACTGGTGCAGAAAACTTTGAAGGTACTATCGAAGCATTCAGTTCACCTGCAGAATTTGACGAATGTGACGGTATGGCACAAATCGTTAAAGGTGCTGTTGCTCACCAACAAAACCGCCGTCCATTTGGTTTCGCATTCAAATCAATCCTTGGTAACGACACCAAAGGTAATGAATTTGGATACAAACTTCACTTGTGGTATGGATGTAAAGCTGCTCCATCAGAACGTTCACACGCTACTGTTAATGACAGCCCAGAACCACAAAACCCATCATGGTCAATTTCTTCAACTCCAGTAGTTGTACCTGGCCACAAACCAACATCAGTAATTACAATCGATTCTACTCAAGTTGAAGCAACTAAACTTCAAAAAGTATTGGATGCTATCTATGGTACAGACGATGCTGCTCCATATCTTCCATTACCAGAAAAAGTAATCGAATTGCTTGGCTAATAGGCCTAATTAAAGGAGGTATTTACTCATATGTTAAAAGAAACAGTTAAATATTTGGACTTCGATGGCGTTGAACAAACCGAAACTTTGTACTTCAACATCAACCGTATGGAATTGATTGCTATGCAAGCTCGCTATGGTAAAGAAGACATGGCTAAGTACATCGAACGAATCACAAAAGAAGAAGACTTCGGTAAGATTCATGATTTGCTTAACGATGTTATCTTAACAGCATACGGTAAGAAATCTGAAGACGGTAAACGATTCCTTAAGAGTGAAGAAATCAAGGAAGAATTCCGCACATCATTGGCTTATGAGGCTCTTACAGAAAGTTTCTTTGATGATGACGGTGTAACACTTGGTAAATTTGTTCAAGGGATTACTTCAACAATTCGTGGATTAGAATCAGCAGTTGCTGTACCTGCAGCACAATAACGGAATGGGCGGTATTTTTTACCGCTCTTCCTTTTTATTTTAAATTTTTTGAGGTGTGTATATCATGGATCCGGAGTTTTTAACTATACAGTTAGACGATATAGAATATTGGGATGACTTAAAAGAGGAATTTGTAAATCAGGAAGGGGTAAAGTGCACGTTTCGATATACTTTGAAAAATCTAGATAGGTGGGAATCGAAGCATCTTAAAAGATTCATAGATAACTCTGACGATATTACTGATGCAGAGATGCTAGATTTTATAGTTACAATGTGCGATGAGGATATTGATCCTAACTTACTTTCTGTAAACAACTACCAACAGATTGTTGAGTATATTAAAAAGACGCCGTCTGCTACAAAATTTCCTAAAGAGAAAGGTAGCGCTAGAGGTGTAGCACAACGTAAAAAGGTATATACGTCTGAGATAATTTATGCTATGATGGCTTTGAACCATATCCCTTTCGATTGGGAAAATCGAAATTTAAATAAACTAATTATGCTTCTTAACTGCGTCGGCTCCCTCCAAGAACCTCCTAAGAAAATGACTAAGGCGGAAGCTATGGAGGAACAACGAGCTATCATCATGAAACGACGCGAGGAGGAGCGTAGAAGAAAGGAGAGTACATGATCGATCCAACTACTATAATTCATTCCGATGATGTTATCCAACATTTTGGTACAAAAGGAATGAAGTGGGGAGTTCGTAAACAATACATGAGTGATAAACATGCTCTTAAAAAGAACTATAAACAATCGCTCAAGAAATCCAAAGAAACTTATAAGGGTAAGAGGCCTGATTTTTGGCGACGACTAGGCTATAAAGCTTCTGTTGCATCAATGTACGGCGGACTTTTAACCGGTAACAACATATTGACAAGATATGGTGCTATGGGTATTGGTGCCGAAGCAGCTATGAGATCTATGGATGGTAGTCATTTCTATAAACACAAGTTAAAGAAGCGAAACAAAGCTCTTAAGAAAGCTTATAAGAAGGCCAAGAAAAATCTAAAGAAAAGTTATAAGGATAAAGGTTAATGAGAATAACAACTAGCGGATCTTTTAATAACTTGGAAAAGTATCTTAAGAAAGATAGACGAGTTTCTATGGATGCTCTTGGTAAAGCGGTAGTCGAAGCTCTACGAGCGGCTACTCCCTCTAAATCTGGAAAGACTGCAAATTCGTGGGGTTATCGAATTAATAAAACAGGCAATGGTGAAGAGTTAGAGATATTCAACACCAATATTAACAAAGGTGTCAATATTGCTATAATTATTCATTATGGTCACGGTACTGGTACGGGAGGTTATGTTCCTCCGCATCCGTATATTATTAAGGCTATCGATTCAGCATACAAATCGGCGATCGATAAAGTCTTAAATGATTATTTGAAATGAAAGGAGGTCTTATGGATACTTCTATTATAATTCATTCTGATGATGTTATCCAACACTTCGGCGTCAAAGGCATGAAGTGGGGTGTACGACGAATGTATAACAACCACGTAGAAAATCTTAGATACAAATACCGAAAAAAGGGTTATAGTGAAGAAGTTGTTGAGAATAAACTTAAGAAACGTCTAAGAAACGAAAAGATTGCAGCAGCGGTTGCTGGTTCTGCGGTCGTGGCTACAGCTGGTTATCTTCTAAAGAATAAATTACAGGATGATGTCTTTGGTAGAACGTTGAAAAAAGGTACAGTTCTTGATTCAGTTAACGGTATTAATGTCATGAAGCTCAAGGCAAATAATAACGTTAAGATTGCATCTAATAAAGCCGCTGGTGATGTCTTTAGGGATCTTTATAAGAAAGATAAAGACTTCAAGAAGTATGCTGACCAAGTTCATGAGAACGCAAATGCTTGGAGATGGAAACCTATTAAAGATAAATACGATACCTTTAATATGGGTCTCGTAGGTAGAAATGGTCCTGACGCTAGTGCTAAGAAGAACATCGACAAATTCTATAATGGTCTTAAGAAAAAAGGATACGATGGTATCCTAGATCTTAATGATAAAAAGTATTCTGGATACGGAGCTAAGAATCCGGTAGTATTATTTGATTATAAGAACGTTGGTCAATCGTCTGTTAAGAAATTATCTGAACAAACGGTAAATAGAGAATATCCTCAAGTTTATAACAATTTATTGTTAAAGGCTAAGGCTAAGAACTATATTAAGAACCCGAGAAATCAAATTAATGCTTTAGCCGGAGTAGCTGTCGGTGCTATAGCAAATCGAAAACGTACTCGCAAACGAGAACGTGATGTAGAATACAATAAAAAATACAATATTAACCCTGTAGGTTTAGAAGGACGATAGGAGGTAATTAATGGCCGGATATGTTGACGAAAAAGTCGCCAAGGTAACCCTGGATAATAAGGGATTTACTAAAAACGCGACTGATACCATCTCTGCTCTTGAAAAGATGAAACAAGCTTTCGCCAAGATCAGTGGCGGTAATGCGTCTAAGAACATTGCTAAAGAGATGAACGCTATCCCTGACGCAATTTCAAAATCAACGTCAAAATCCCAAGGTCTATTATCTCGTCTTAAAGGAATGTTTAGTCGTAGCACCGAAGGAATTAACATGAACGGTGCTGCCAAATCAATTGAGCAGATGAATACTGATGTTGCTAGCAGAACGGCCAAGACATCTGGTATTCTCGCCCGATTGAAGGGTATATTTCAGAAGGCGGATAATCACCAGGGATTTCCCAACTCTGTCAAATCTATTGACAGTCTAAATTCAAAAGCATCTGGTATAAACCTGAACCCACTCACAGGGGCATTTTCTAGAGCAGCAGATTCTGTTAAAGGATCGCTTAATGCAATGGATGTCGCTATGGGTATCGTCATGGGTAATATGTTGCAGAAAGCTATCAGTTTCGGTTCTAAATTCTTTGCAGGACCGGTTGATGGTTTAAACGAGTATAAAGAAAAGCTCGGATCTGTACAAACAATCATGACGAATACTGAGTGGGAAATTCCAGACCAAACCACTCGTATGCGTAAGACTTCTAAAGTATTGGAAGACTTGAACGAATACGCCGACCAAACCATTTACTCATTTAAAGACATGACTAAGAACATCGGTACGTTTACTGCGGCCGGTGTAGGTTTGGAAGATTCTGCAACTGCGATCAAGGGTATTTCCAACTTGGCCGCTGCATCAGGATCAAACACCCAACAAGCATCAATGGCGATGTACCAATTATCTCAAGCATTGGCTTCAGGTAGAGTTGGTCTTCAGGACTGGAACTCTGTAGTTAATGCCGGTATGGGTGGTAAGTTATTCCAAGACCGATTGACTGAAATGGCTGAGAAGATGGGTCATGCTCGTGACATGACTAAATCTTTCCGGGAGTCTTTGAAAGACGGTTGGTTGACTTCTGAAGTCTTGATTGCTACTTTGAAAGATTTCTCAGTTGATAAATCGATGCTTGAAGCAGCGACTCAGATTAAATCATTTGGACAATTGGTAGATACCGTACAAGAAGCTATTGGTTCTGGATGGGCTACTTCTTGGGAATATCTATTTGGTGGATTTGAAGAGGCTAAGGCACTTTGGACAGACGTCGGAAAAATTGTTAATAAGTTCTTTGACGATTCTCAAGGAACTTATCATGACACTGTTCTTGACATGGAGCGTAGTCTAGGTAACTACCGAAATGCCATGTTGAAAACATGGAAAGACATGGGCGGACAAGAAGCGTTCTTTGACTCAATTAAGAATGGCTTTGAATTCGTATTCAAGTCTATGACTAACTTCCGTGATGGTTTCCGTGAATCTATTGGTACATATGAGGACTCGGCTAGACGACTTCTTGGTGTTACCGAAGGGTTCAGAAACTTCACTGAGAACTTGAAGAAGAATGCTGCTATCCAAGAGACGCTGATTTCTCTTGGTAGAATGTTTGGTGCTGTATTTAACACTGTATGGGCGATTGTCCATAAACTATCTCTAGGATTTAATTCGACAGTTGGATCCATGGACGGCGTAATTCTTGTATTCAAGCGAGCTGCTGACGGAATTACTAAATTCCTGAACACAATGCGCCAAAACCATAACATCATGCAAAGCTTTACCAACATTGGTAAAGTGATTGGTAATGTTCTCAGTATTCTTGGAACACTATTCAAAATCGCTGCAGATATCGTAGGACGATTCTTCTCATTGTTTAGTTTCGGAACCAACAGTGGTGGTGGATTGCTTAAATTCACTGATATGTTGGTTAAGATCACCGACGCTATTCGAAAATTTGTAGAAGGCTTGCGAGAGTCTATTCAGAAATTCGGTGTGTTTAAAGGAATTATGACCGCTTTCGGTGGAGCATTCTCAAGTATCGGGCCTAAAATTGCTGATGGATTTAAATCTATTGTAAAAGCATTTCCTAAGACATTCTCCGACAACGGTATATTTGCCAAAATTGGTAGCTCTATCAAGAATGGTATTAAAGCTATTTCTCCTGGAATGAGATCATTCGTAGATAGCTTAGATACTGGCATGTCGAATATTTTATCCGGAGTTAAGAATAACTTTGGTAAAGTAAAAGATGTTCTGGGTAAAGCCTTTGGTAATATTGGCGACGGACTCAAGAATTCTCTCTCATCAGTCAAATCCGGATTGTCCAATATCGTAGGACAAATTGGTGGAACTATCAAATCAGTGTTCTCCGGTATTGCTAACATGGCGAAACAAGGTTATGACTTGTTAAAAGATATTTTCAAGTCGTTCCACGGAGCAGATATTATCCAAGCTTTGATTGGCTTATTTGCATTTGACAAATGGCTTAAGTTCAAGTCAGGAGATAACTCTCTTGTAACCAAATTCTTAGACCGTTTCGAAGGAATGTTTGACAAATTCCTTGATAAAGGTAAAGAGTCTGTTCCTCTCGTTAAGAAGGTATTATCTGACTTCAAAGGCGCTCTAAACGACTTTTCTAAAGGTATTAAAGTAGGTCTCCTTGTCGGTATTTCCGTAGCCTGCTTGATGCTTGCTGTATCATTGGATAAATTGTCTAAGATCGATATGAAAGATCTATCCAAAGCGATGATTGCTATGGGTGCAGCAATGGCGGGAATGATGAAGATAGTCAAGACCCTTGGTGCTATCGATGGTATTCCTAAAGGCGCTGGATTAACGTTAATCGGTATTGCTATAGCAATTCGTATTCTTGCTGGAGCTCTTAAGAAGCTTGAAGGTATGGATATGGATAGTATGGTTAGCGCTATTGCCGGGATTAGATTCGTCATGAATGGTCTAGTCAAATCCATGAAGCGCTTATCCGAAGTTGAGAAAACTTCTAAAGCTGGTATAACCAAGATGATTGCATTTGCTTTTGCTATGCGGATTATTGTTGGTGCACTTGCTAAATTAAAAGGCATGGGCGTTGCTGAAATCGGAGTTGCTATGGTCGGTGTTCGCGCATTAATGCGCACCATGACTGATAGCATGAAAGAACTCGATAAGGTAAGTTATAATAAAGGCGGAGCCACAGCAATGATTGGTTTCGCTATTGCATTGCGTATTATCGTAAGTTCTGTTGCAGCAATTGCCAAACTAGATCCTGAAGGTGCTGTTATTGGTATGGTCGGGGCTGGTGCATTGATGGAAGAACTTTCTAGATGTATGAAGAAAATGAATGGTGTTGTCGTCGGAGGGCGTACATTAGCATCAATGATCGGGTTTGCGATCTCTCTTCGTATTATTGTGATGTCTGTCAAAGCAATTGCCAAGCTTCAACCCGAAGCCGCTCTTCAGGGTATTGTTGCTACTGGAGCTCTTATGGAAGCTCTTGTTTTATGTATGAAACAACTCAACGGAACAGTTGTAGGTGGACGTACATTAGCATCAATGATCGGATTTGCTATATCCTTACGTATTTTAGTAATGTCTGTGAAAGCTATTGCTAAATTACAACCAGAAGCTGCTCTACAAGGATTACTAGGAACTGCTGCCTTAATGGAAGCATTAGTTCTATGTATGAAACAGCTAAATGGAACTGTTGTTGGTGGTAGAACCTTAGCATCAATGATAGGTTTCGCTATATCTGTTAGAATACTTGTATTGGCGGTTCAGAAATTGGCCAAATTACCAATTGATACTATGATTCCAGCAGTAGCTTCTGTTGGTGGTTTGATGGAAGTTATGACCCATTCAATGAAACGAATGGGTAATGTCAAATTCGAAAACAAAATGATAATGTCTATGATAGCGTTCGCTGGATCGGTGTATATCTTAGCATTATCTGTTGAGAAGTTGGCTAAATTCAAGTGGGATGAGTTATTACTAGCAATCGGTACAATCAGCATATTACTTAGTGAAATGCTTATTGTGATGAATGCCTTACAAGGTGTGAAAACCGATTCTAAATCTATTCTTAGCATGATCACCTTTGCTGGATCTGTATTCATATTAGGTAAGTCTGTAGAAGGATTATCAAAACTGAATTTGGATGGTGTATTGTTAGCCCTTGGTACAATCACTACGATTATGGCTGAATTAATAGGCGTCGCTCATCTATTGAAATCCGTAAAAATAGATTATAAGTCTATATTTGCTCTTCTGACATTCACTCTGGCTATATATTCTATTGGTAAAACTGTTGAGAAGCTATCTAAAATCCCATGGCCTAATTTAGCAGCAGCCTGCGCTGGTGTTGGTGCTGTTATTGTGGCTTTAGGGTTCGCCGCTAAACAAGTTAGTGGAATGTCCGGTAGTATCTCACAAACTTTAGCCACAGCCGCTATATTTGAGCAATTCTCTAGGTTGTTAGGTAATATTGGCGATACGTTGGTTAAAGTAGCGAAAGTACCATGGCAAAGTCTAACCGTGGCTACTGTAGCTATCGGTGTCGTATTAGCGGGATTTGTGTATATTTCCAAAGTAATGACTCAAGTAGATGCCAGTGCTGGAGATATTGCAGCGATTATCGCATTATCAAATGCTGTTAATACAATAGGTAATGCGTTGGCTAAGGTCGCTAATTATCCATGGCAAAGTATTCTTGCTGCCACAGTAGCAATGGGTGCTGCTATGGGCGGACTAGTAATTATGTCCAAGAGTTTAGAAAAAGTAAGTGTGGGCGATGCCGGTAAATTACTTATTCTGTCTGTTGCTCTGATGGCATTAGCTGTCCCAATTGCGTTGTTAGCATCTCTTAACTTAATCGCAGTTGGTATCAGTTTGGGTGCTTTGGCAGGTCACTTGATTCTCTTGATCGGTGCAGCTAAATTAGCCCAAGGTACTGCTAGAGGTATGGCAATATTGTCTAAGACGTTACTGTCATTTGGTGCGTCTTCAATTATGGCCGCTTCATCTATCGCTATTGCCGGTATTGGATTCTTGGCATTCAGTATGGCCATTAAGAATTTGGCAGATACAGCTCCTGCAGCATTCGCTAATATCGTTCAAGGGTTATTGGTATTTGTCGAATCGCTTGTTGAAGCTGGTCCTAGGTTGATGAAGGCCGGTATTGAATTGATTGTTCAATTCGTAGAAGGTCTTGCCCAAGGTATACCTCGAATAATTGCTGCTACCGTACAAATGATATTAGCATTATTGGACGGTTTGGCAAGTAATGCTCATAGACTGGTTGATTCGGGTGTTAAAGTCCTAGTTGAGTTCGCCAAAGGTATTATGGACAATATGGCTATTTTAGTACAGACTGCTGTCGAAATGGCCACTAAATTCATTGAAGAATTTGGTAAAGCTTTAATTAGCGTTAAAGATCGTCTTATTCCAGCGTTGACACAACTATTTAGTATTATTTCCGAGATAGCTTTGAAAGTTATCAAAGAATTGGTAGGCCCAATTATCCAAGGACTCCTTGAGATCATGGAACCTATTATTGAAGTAATTCTACAGGTTATTGAGCGTATCGCACAAGCATTGGCTCCCATCCTTGTACCTTTAATTGATGCTATCAAGACATTGATTCAAGAAGTTTCTAATGTGGTACAAGCTATTGCCGATACTGTTATTGCAATTGTTAATAATCTAGGATCTATTATCAGATCAATAGCAGATGTTATTATTTCCGTAGTTGATCTTATTAAAACGGCAATCGAAGGGTTCGTGACCGTAGTTCAAACCATTGGACAAACCATTCAAGTTATATTCATTAGCATTGCTTCAATTGTTAATTCTGTTATGCAGGGTATCGTTGGAGCAATCAACGCTTTCGCTAATGTTATCCGAGCAGTTGGTGAAGCGCTCAAGAATGTATTTGTAGGAATCGGTCAAGGTATCCAAGCAGCACTACAAGGCGTTGCTTCAGTTGTAGAGTCCATCGGTGGTGCTATTAAAGCTGCATTTGAAGGAATCGGTTCTGCTGCTCGAGGATTAGGAGAAGGTATCCAAGCTGCTTTACAAGGGGTATCGTCTATTGTTGAGTCTGTCGGTTCAGCAGTTAAATCTGCTCTTGAAGGAATTGGTAAAGCATTTGAAGGTGCTGGTAAATTTGCCGAAGGATTCGGTAAAGGTATTGAGCACGTAATGAACGGTGTCTCTAAAATTGTTACATCTGTTGGCGATGCTATTAAAGGCATTATCGAAGCAATCGGTCATGCATTCAAAGATATCGGTACGGGTATCGAGAGAATGGGTAAAGGTATGGGACCTATCGCCTCTAACGGTTTCCAAGCCGCAGGGGCTATCGGGGCTATATCTGCAGCATTACTGGGATTATCAGGCGCCTGTGCTGGTGGTATTGTGCCTAACTTTACCAACGACTTAGACCGACTTGATACAGTAATGTACAAGATGAATGGACGTGGTGATGTCGGTAAGTTGATTCTTGGACTAGGTAATGCACTTAAGACTACAGCATCGTCAGCTCCTAAAGCGGCCGATGCTCTAGAGAAATTCGCATCTTCATCAGAGAAGATCAAATCCTCTGCATCTGGCATGGCTAGCAATATTAAGAGCGTGGCAAACGCGCTTTCTAGTGTGGGACAATCAACAATGGGTGCTGCTCCGGGGATTATGGTTCTCGCCGCGGGTCTTGAGAAAGTAGCAAACACATTATCTCAATTCATAGCTCGTATTACAGCAGTTGGCGCCTCGATGTCTTCTCTAGGAATGATGTTTACAACAACTGGTTCTGCCGTAGCAAACCTTAGTACAGCATTCTCATCTATTTCTAATGGTACAACGGCATTCGGTAATGCTATGAACCAAGCAAGAACTGCTCTTGCGCAATTTGGAGCTAGTGCTGCTGGATCTACTGCATCATTTGCGGTCCTTGGTACTGCTATGACTATGGCAATGACTTTGGTCGTTAATGCTGTTAATAACGGTATGAACCAAGCTCGTGCTGCATTGCAACAAGGCTTTGCTTTGATGGGAGCCGCTGCCGCAACATCTATGACAACTGTCGTTATGGCTGTTAATATGGGAATGATGAGTGTTGTAAATGCTATACATACGAATATGGCTTCCGTATCTACTGTCATATCTACTGGTATGTCTCAAGCGGCAGCCGGTATGGCTAGAGGATTTGCTATGATGGGTGTTAGCGCATCTACATCTATGGCGTTAGTTCGTACGACAGTAATGACTGGTATGATGGGAGTTGTCCAATCTATCCAGAACTCTATGAACCAAGCAGCGACAGCTATGGCTACATCTATGTCTAGAATTGCTCAAGCTATTTCTTCATCTATGTCCCAAATCAATGCTCAAATGAACATGTCTCTAAACATGATGAGAGCGTCGATGCAGATGGCATTTATGACAATGCAGATGACAATCATGACAGCTATGATGCAAATGGCCAACCAAATCCGTAGCTCTAGTGCAATGATGCACGCAACCATGCTCCAACTTGGAACTCAAATGGTGTCTGCTATGCGCATGGCTATGGCGTTGCTTAATGTGACAATCCTAACCGGTATGATGCAAGCTGCAAACGGAGTTCGATCTGCTGCTGGTATAGCTCATGCTGGTGGTGTGTATGTCGGTTCGATGATTTCTCAAGGGGTTGCTGCCGGTATTAGAGCTCACTTGGGTTCTGTTATCGCTGCTACTAATGAGATTGTTGCTCAAGCTGAACGTGCTGCTCGTGCTAAAGCGAAGATTAAATCGCCATCACGGTTATTCGCAGCCAATGTAGGTAAATACATTCCTCAAGGGGTTGCAATGGGTATCGCTAAAGAGATGCCTAAATCGGTTCAGAAGATGGGTAAAACATTTGCTAATGGATTCGCCGATGCAACATCACTCGCTGTCGATCACGCAAGTGGTATGGCTTCTGCTGTAGCTGATGCTGTTAACACTGTTGGAACGTTGCTCGATGATTCGCTTGCCGACATGGACTATCGTCCTACGATCACCCCTGTCGTAGATACTACCAATCTTGACAAACTTCAAAATGGCAACATTCTACGGGGAATCGGCGTCGATGCGACTAATGTTCCACGACCAGCATATTCTGGTGTTCCAAGTTCATTGCAATCAACTAACACAAATGTCTACGACAACTCTAATAAAGAATACTCTATTACTGTTAAAGTGGACAATGGTGGTAAACCTGTTGACGGCAAACAACTTGCTAGAGAAATTCAACAACATATTAAGGACTTTGACGATCAAGCTCGTCGAGGGAAAGGTGAAGAAGTATTATGGTGATGCCTTTAAAGCCTGGATATTTTATGATCAACGGATACAAGTCCGAAGATTATAATGTATTTATCCAAGATCGCCCAGATATAGAAACACCTAAACGAAGAGTGACTTTCGAGTCACCAAATGGCTATGAAGGAGAGTTGGCTTATGACGATGAAGGTTATGAGCCAACCGAATTCGAGCTTAGTTGTTTCTACGACGGACGAAGTCACAATGACTCAGATCGTGATATTTCATTAGCCCGTAATAAAATTAATTTTCTATTTAATAACGGGATTGGGAATTGGATTGATCTAATTCCATATTTCGATCAAAGTCATATTTACAAAGTTATCATGACAGAGATCACATACGAGAACAAATACTTCTATCAAGGTTGTATTTCGTTCAAAGTGAAACTCAAATGTCAGCCGTTTAAATATAATGTTGATAACCAACCACGAGTTGTTACTTCTGGCGAGGTTATTGACAATCCTAATTTATATTTCTCCAGACCAACAGTACAATTCTCTGGAGTTACGGGTAACTTGAAAATTTCTATTGGATCCACTGCTATGACAATCAAGGATATGCAAAACGAGACGATCATCATTGATAGCACTCGATATATTGTATATTCTAAGTCTGGATCCACAATCACAAACAAAAACAACAATACTGTCGGGAAAGAGTTCTTCAAACTATATCCTGGGAATGATCTTCGGACAAACCGGGTATATTTTACAGCCACTAAGGGTACTGCTCCGGCTACGATAACTCTAACCCCTAATTGGAGGGTATTAGTTTGAGACCAATTTTATATGAACAGAACGAACGGGTCTTTGATACTAATGGTATGGGGATCTTATACGACGCCATATCTGCAGAAGTCACTGAAGTTCGTAATGCAGAATTTGAGCTTGAACTAAAATATCCTGTCGGTGGAGAGTGGGCCCAAGCGCTCACTCAAAACCGTTATATTTTGGTTAAGCCAAACGACTATGATGAACCTCACGCATTTCGTATTTACGAGATTGAGAAAGAGGCTGATTCAAACCAAATTACGGTTAAGGGCGTTACTAAGACTGATGAATTGTCTGGTAATATCATTAAACCACTCTCAATTAAATCTGCAACACCGTCTGGGGCTTGGGAACAACTCAAACGTGTCGCGGTGGATCCAATTGAGTACAACTTTATCTCCGATATTCAGACGTCCAAAGACACAAACATGGATATTCGGAATGTTCTTAATGCAATTGCTGGAGAAGAAGGATCATTTATTGATACTTGGGGCGGGGAAATTAAACGTACTAACAATACGATTTATTTATATTCCAAACGTGGTAAAGATCACGTCACAACCATTCGTCCTCGCAAGAATCTTAAGAATGTTAAAGTTAAATCGTCTATGGCTGGTAAATTCACTCGTATTTTACCATACGTGACATTCACTCCTGAGGGTGAAAACGAAGCAGAACAAGTTATTTATGGTGATATTATCAAATCTCCTCACTATGATGACTACTTCGTTAAGCGAATTGTGCCTTTGGATTTGAGTTCTGAATTCAACGACTCTTCAACCCATAAAGAAGGTGAAGAAACTAAGAAGAAAGCTCCAACACCAGCACAAGTTACTGCCAAAGCTCAATCATATTTCACATCTAAAAACAAAGATGCCGATAAACCTGATTTGAGCGTTGAAGTAGAGATGATTCCGCTACAAGATTCCACAGAATGGGATCGACGTATCATTCAAGCGTTGGAGAAGATCCAACTTTGTGATACGGTGGACGTCTATGTGCCTAAGATTGACTGCGACGTAACTGTCAAAGTCCGTAAGATTGTGTATGATGTTCTTCGGGAACGAATCATCAAAATCGAGGCAAGTTCCAGTGGGACTGGTCGAGCTAGTTTAGCTGATCAACAGAAAGCTCAATGGCAAGACTTGACAAACAAGATTGTCAACAATGCTCTCTACGGAGAGAAGGATGGATTGATCCATACAATTCTAACATCTGCCAACAACAAAAACAAAAACTTCTATGGTCCTGACGAACCTCCTCGTGAGAAGGTATCTAAAGGGGACTTATGGTTTAAACAAGTTGGTGGAGAGGGTCAAGTTGAGATGTGGCGTTTCGACGGTGAGAACTGGGTTCTGGTCATCGACGCTAATTTTGAACAGAAGGTTACTGACAAGGTTAACGATGCTATTGAGTCCGCTAAGCGGGATATCAATGCTGACGTACAAACACATATTAACTCTGCTATAGCCGATGCTGAGAAACGCTGGCGACCAGACTTCACACCAATTCAGAATGAGCTTGATGAGAAGCTCAAGAAACTAGATGGTGATATTACGGTTAAAGTCGGTGATATCAAAGACCAACTAGCTGCTGAATTGGAGCGTATCAAACCTGGTAATCCTAACTTACTTGACGGTACTTTAGAGATGAACGGTGGTGGAGGTTTACTTTGGAATGTCGTCCAAGGCGGCGGAGGTATGCAAAACGGGCAACTACTCGGCGCTCGGAATTTTTTAGTGGATGAGATTTCAACATCTCCGAATTCTAATACTTTCTACATGCCGTTTGAAAGTAAGAATTACTCAATCCCATATACGTGGTCGTTCTTTATTAAGAATACTACTGGTATGAGATCTAAATTCAAGGTTACGCCATTTGATCCTGCTACTGATAAAGTAACTGTGGATGGCGTGGATTTAGTTCCAACTGATGGTGAGGCTATATTCGAGTTGCCTGGCGGTACTGAGAAGTATGTGACTGTCACATATCCAAGTATTAGTGGCTCTATACAACTCGCAATTAAGGAAATCGCTAACATCGACGGTGCTAACATATACACATACAAGTGGAAAGTTGAAGAAGGTACTAAAGCTACTGGCTGGGTGCCTAGCGCTAATGACGGAGATCAGAAGTGGAAGAACTACAAATCCACAGTTGATGGTGATTTGGCATCGATGAAACGTCGAATCACTGATACTGACGGTCGAGTTACCACAAATGCTGCCGAGATCCAACATCTTAATACTGGATTGGCTGCTAAAGCCGATCAAGAAACAGTAAACCATCTTGACGGTGCGATTGAATCAGCTAAAGCAGAACTTAATCTAGTTCCAAACAAGATTTCAACTGCTATAAGCCAATACAAGTCAACTGTCGATGGTCAGATCAGCAAAGTTTCAACCTCGATTGAACAGAAAGCTAACGAGATCAAAATCGCTGCACAAAACCTGGAGAAGAAGGTTGATGGGAACGCTGCAAGTACTTCTGCGGAACTGAGGGTTATCAAAGACTCTATTTCCGCTAAGGTATCTCGTACTGATTTGGATACAGTCAGTGGTAAAGTTACTGCCGTTGAGACAAACCTATCCGCAAGGATCGACGGTATTCAAACTTCTGTCGATAAGGCAACAAGAGATGTCGATGGTAAGATCACATCTGCTGTATCGTCCGCCATAACTCAATCCGAGAAAGAAATTGGACTTCGTATCACTGCTACTGAAGCCAAATTAATGTTGGACGAGATTCCTAAACGAGCTAGAGAAGCCGAGATTTATACTGATACCAAATTCAATCTTGTTGACGGTAAGATCCAAACCCAACTTAACAATCGTCTAGTAGACTACGCCCGTACTACCGATATTGCTACTCGTGTTACTCAGGAAGCTGGTAAAATCAAGACCGAATTAACCTCAGTTATTGACAAAAAGATTCCTAAGAAATACGGTAGTCGTAATTTGTTGGCAGGGACAAGTGATTCGCATCACTATGAAGGTAATCCTACTGGATCATATTCTCGAGAAGGCCAAAATGTATTATGGAATAATATCGATGGGTATTACTATATTAATGCTAAAACCTTAAAAGAACTTGGCTATAAAATCGGTGATAGAATTAATATCCAATATAAGGTTAAAGTTAATACTGAAGGTAATACAAAAACTCGTGTAATTCCAGAGATCTACTCAAACTCTGCATACGTACAAGGTGTTGCTTGGAATAATAGTCTTGGATTACCTAGCGAGGTTGACAGTCATAATTTTGACCTCGTTAAATCTAATGATTTTGTTCAAAAAGTAACATTTTTCAATGTTAGTGATAAATCGTTAAGTGGTACCACAAAAATCATGTTCCGTGCAGACACACAAAACGCTCCGGCGGGAACTAAAGTTGACATCGAAATCAAAGATGTCATGATGTGGGCTGGTGACTTATGGACAGACTATGCCCCCGCACAAGATGATATTGACCCAACCAAGAACGAGAAATTCCAAGAAGTCCTACAGACCGTGGATACATACAAACGTACTCTTGGTACTACTCAAAACGGCATCACCACGTCCATCTCCCAACTAATCCAAAACAGTGACGAGATCCGTACGGTTATTACAAATGCATCACAATCGACTGACAACTTGATTGTTGATACCGACACGTTCTTATCCGCAAAATTAAGTAACTTCACTAACGGAGTTGATGGATACACGACATCCACCAGACCTGGAAATTACGGAAGTGCAGAGTACTTCTATTTTTCTAAAGGCAGCTATGATGGAAGATATTCAAACAATTCCGCATTTGTGTCATTACCTCTGGTTATAGACAAAATGGAGGATGGTGATAAGTATACTTTCTATTGTAAATACCACATGGACGCCACAAATGCTTATCGAGGCAATAAAGATATGAATGTCGAATTGCAAATTATCGATAACAACGGAACGCCGGTATATACTAAAGGACTGACAGCTCAACCTGGCTATCAATACCAAACCTATACCAAAGATACATTTGATGTGGTTGGTCAGCATATATTTGATAATGTCAACGGATATAACGGCCGATTCTCATTCCGTATTAAAATGACGGGAGAGGGTCGATTTGGTATTAAGGAAATTATGCTGGTACGTGGAGGTACTGTTGGACGGTACAAACCATCTGGTGGTGTGTCCTCAACTGTCGTATCTCAAAAGAACGATGCCTGGGCATTAAGCCTATCCGGCCCTAAAGATGTCATAACTGCTATCAATGCCGATCGTTCCGGACTACGACTCAAAGGTAAAAGCATTGTGTTGGATGGCGACGTCATTGCGAACGGCACGGCGTTTATCAAAGAGAGTTGGATTGAAGACCTAAACGCTTCTAAGATTACTGCTGGCGAGTTAAATGCGGCTAGAGTAAAAGTCATCAACATTGATGCAAATAACATCGTTACCGGAACTATGAATGCTGCTCGTATAAACGGTGGCGTATTAAGTTCTTTTAATGGTGATGTTAAATTCGACCTAGATGGTTCTAAATTAAACTTCTTTAAAAATGGTTCTATTCAATTCTATTCAGGATCAAATGCTATTTGGCGTCAAACACCAGATGGCGTGCATACCGCATTTGTACATTTTCAAGATACGGTACATGATAGTCTTTATGCTGCTATTGGCGTTACATCATCCTCTGATGGAATAAACTCCATGTCTGGTGGTCGATTCTCTGGTATTCGATGTTTTAGGGCTTCGAAAAATAATAAAGTTAAGAATCCTCAAAATAATAAATTAGGTTCGCATGATCGTTCTGTTGACCAAATAGAAATTTATGGCGATGAAATATGGATCACTGACGATTTCAACCTAGATAGAGGTTTCTATATTCGTACTGACACAATGCCAATTACTGGATCTATAGATTTATGGGCAACCATACGATATTTGACAAATGCAGTTAATGTTTTAGCTAATGCATATGGACATATGCAAAATATTGGGTGGAATCTTAAGAATGAAGATTTCCAAAGATCGGTTAGAAACGATATACGATCAGCAAATAGTATATATCCAAAATTCCAAATGCCAGTATTTTAATAGGAGAATAAATGAACGAAGAACAACTATACAAACGAGCTTTTGAAGAAATGCAAACACTACTTACTCGTGCAGAGAGTGACGTGGCATTAGTTAAGGCTCAAGCTGAATTCTATCTTGAGGAATATAATAAACTTCAAGAAGAACATAAGAAACTTATCGAGGAGAAAGAGGAACTCAGAAAAGAGTACAACTCTCTACTTGATAAGAACTACGAACTTACAGAAGATCTGCGTAAGCTAGAAAGCAAACCAGATATTTCAGATGTAATTAATAACACCACGGAGGAAAATAAATAATGGGTATTTATGGTGAATTCAAAGTAACTAACGTATATCCGCGTTATGGTTCCGATGGAGCTGTCATTGGTACAGTTGTGTCCATCAAGCAAGATAATCCATATTTTGCTGTCATGGACTACATCTTAAACGGTGATCAAACATCGAAAGACCATGATAATCTGTTGCGTCAAATTAAGCGCCAGGAATTCTACACGAATTTCTCAGAATTTGCGCAACAAGAAATTGTTAAGGAGATCGACAATGCGAATACGAAATCCAACAGTAACGCAGAAGCCATCGAAAAGATCAACAAACTGACTCATACGGTTATTCTCAATTCTGTAATGAGCGATGGTGTTAAATACGGTGTTGTCTACAAACAATTTGCAGAACAACTCCCTCTCGCTACGGATGGTAAGAAATTTAACGCGAATGATATTTTCGCTGTTAATGACCCTAGCCATACAGAAGTTGATGGAGAAGGTAAATTGGTTATTGTCCAAGCCAACCGCGAATTCACATACGCTGGTCAACCGGCATCCGAATTCAAAGAAACTGGTTATTTGGGACAAAACGGTATCGCCGTATCTTATCCATATGCTAAGGAGACAACTCCTGCGGCACAATAATCCACAAGGAGGCTTAAATGCGATATTTAGATACGCCTGTGACTATCGTCGACGACGGTACAGATCGCAGCTTAAGTATCAAATTTGCCGAGCCAAGTTCCGGGGATACAGAGGTTATCTCCGGTGTCTTGTTTAGGACATCTCATGATACTTCTGAGGAAATTCAAGCTAAATTTGAACCTACTACTGGGTGTTTAAATCTTGAAATTCCTAATAATTTAATCAATTATACGGGCTACGCTAAAATCGTTGTCCCTAAATCATCATTCTTATCTGAACCAATCACTGTCAAGTTCGATGTATATTCTCCAAAGGATGAAGACGGAGCTGACCGTGGTTATACAGGCGCAGATAAGTACTTATTTGTCCGTGACTTCCATACAAATGGTGAGATCTACGTCGAGGTGGGATCCGATGTAGTTAATACCGATTTTCTACGGAGTGTCATTGACAAAGTTATTGCGAATACTGGACTGACTGGTAAAGATGGGGTTGAAATTGATACTGTCGCTCTCAAGAATGACATTTTCAATCGTGTGATCAAGTCTATTGATACCAATAAGATCCAGAATGATGTTCTTACGGCCGTTACTGCCAAGGTCGATGCAATCAAAGAAGAACAATCAAAATCCGTGCAAAATCAGGACGCTAAGATTCAAGCCGTCGAATCTAAAGTTGCTGGTATTGACGTGGATACAATTAAGACGAATATCTTAAGTGAGTTTACAACTAAAACAGAGCAAATTAAGGCCGAGATTATCAATGCCGTCGATATTCCTCAGCTTAAATTAGATCTGACAGGATTGGTTGAGACTAAATTCACTGCGGAACGTCAAACAATCGTGGATAGTGTGACATCTGCGATTAACACCAAACTCCAATCTGAGGAATTCATCGATCCAATTGTCCAACGGGCTATTGCTGGAGTAGATACTCATGGATATGCCGATACTGTTAAGACAGAATTGACTTCTAAGATTGAGGAAAATACTACTGGCATTTCTGGTATCAACGCCAAACTAGAAGGTATTGAGCAGAAGTTATCTGCTAGTATTTCTGAGGCAATCCTGAAGACACTGAAGGATACTTTGACATCTCAGGATATTACCACCATTCTCAAGAAGGATGACGCTTATGTGACGACTATTTGGAATGATATCAAGACTGCAGGTAAGCTAGACGGATTCCTCAAAGACAGCGATTTGAGAGTTGATGAAGATATTGATGGTAACCGAGTATTATATAAGGGCCCTAATCAACTTATTTCGGTTAGAAAAGACACACCAACAGCTTCTGAAATTAGTGTAATTCGTAAAGATATATCTACTTTTACTGCTCGTGTAAGTTCTGTTGAAGCGATGTTCTCGAAAATCAGATCTAATGCTGGTACTCCTGGACCTAAGGGAGAAACCGGTGAGCGTGGACCTAAGGGAGAAGATGGGCAACCCGGCCCTCAAGGAGAACAAGGTATCCAAGGCCCTCCTGGGCCTCCAGGTCCTAAAGGTGACAAAGGAGAAACTGGCGAGCGTGGCCCTAAAGGTGAAGATGGACAACCAGGCCCTGTTGGACCCGCTGGTCCTGCCGGCCCTCCTGGAGAATCTGCTACTATCGACACAACTAACTTTGCGACTAAGCCAGAACTAAACCAAGTAAAAGGTGATTTGACTGGTTTGAAATCTCAAGTTAGTGATGTTGATGGTCGTGTGACAACTCTTGAAAACAAGCCTGCCCCTACAGTAGAAATCCCATCAGAATACAAGAAACTAAATGACTTGTATGCTATTTTCCCAACTTACGAAAATCTCGTAACCCAAATGACAACAAATATCAAGAACCAACACTTGGCACTTGGTATTGACGCGGTGGTTGATGATAAACTTCGTAATGGTGGAGATCCATTTGTCACTCGTTCATCTATGACTGAGGCTATTAAAGCGGTAAATGGAGGCTCTGGTGGCGGTACTACTATCGTTGCTGGGAACGATGTGGATACAGTCTTTGGTAACGATTATCCTTATGATGGTGATAATATCACAACTCTTAAGGATATCCCAATCGGATCTGTATATGTTGACCGACTTCGTAAGAACGGCGCATTGAAATGGATCAAGACTCAGATGTATGCTGAGAATGCGGATCGTAATCAAGCACGAAATTGTTGGCGTGTGTTATATGGTGATACTGGAAATGTTAAATTACCGATGACAGGTTCTCCTCTAAACGGTGCAATATTGACATTCCGTCGTATCAACTCCACTGTCGAACTCACTTGGGGCGGATTATCATGGGGTTGGTTCGGTATCAAACGAAGAGGAGCTGCTGGATATGCGGATCACCCATCAGACCGTAACAAATTTGTAACCATCATTCCTCAAGGAGGTCTTAAAGAAGGGTTTATCCCTACAGGTTCTAAACTGGGAAATATGACAAACGATAAGGGTATTCCTTACGGTACATTCTACGTTGGCGGTATTACTGATTCTAGACAAGTGCGCTTGCAATTCCTGAACGACGTACCAACAGATCGTGATATTGGAGATATTCGATTTACAACTATGACTTATACCACGGACGATCCGTGGCCAGACCAAATTACTAGATAACGAGGTTAATTTATGTTTAAACTAGAACGCTTCGAAGATGAAGAAGGAACTAAAGTAGCAGTTGTGGATAACAATCCATATTTCCGCTACGAATATCCTTATGTCCTAACAGAAGATATGAAGCAACAAACTGACGAAGAGATTGGTAAATATCTTATCCAAGATCTTCAATATCGTAATGAGCACACTTTGATGTCTACTTTGCTAGATGTCAATTTGCGCTCCCCATTTATTTACGACAACCAATTCGCAACTCTTATCCAATACCTTAAAGAGGGAGAACTTGGCGAATCATATTTCCCAGGATCTCAAATCAAACTTCGTATTCCTAATTATGAAGCTGAGGGTTGGGAAGGTGATTATGCTATGGTTACTGTGAATAAACCACTCACAATTCCTAAAGATACCACAGATATCTACAAACTGTTCTCAGATTACCACAAGAACGGAATTGTAGAAATTTTAAAGTGGCAAGACGTCGTTCATCTCAACCCGAACGACTTTAAGAAAGCAGCAACTGAAGCAGGAGGAAACTAAATATGGCATATACAGCAATTGACGATTCACGCAGTGTAATCAAACACTATGGTAAAAAAGGTATGAAATGGCGTAAAAACCGTGCCGATATCGAGGGACGAGAAATGCAGCCACTAGATGTCGCTACCGACCAGGAACGAAAAGATGACTGGAGAGATCAAACTATGATCAAATCATACAAAGATACTCAAGCTCTTAATGGGCCTGCCGACTATAAGATTCTTGAAAAGATTTACGGTAAAAACAAAGTAACGCCAGAAATTCTTAAGAAATTCCAAAAGAACGCTTACGGTAAATTGATTGATGCTAAAGTAAAATCTAGAACAGACCGTGTAGCAGCATGGAAAGCTCGGGCAAACAAAGTAAACAAGACGTCATCATTGACAACTAAACCACAAATTTAATGGAGGTAACTAAATGGCAGTAAATCCATCCTTAATTCTAGCTTGGATGCTAGCTCGTGAAGGAAAAGTAACATATTCTATGGAACGTCGTACTGGGCCAGACTCATTCGACTGTTCATCATCAATGTACTACGCTGGTGTAGCTGGAGGTATGAGCACTTTACCTTGGCCTTGCTCAACTGAGACAATGCATGATTGGTTGTTGCAAAACGGCTGGGTACTGTTGGCAGAGAATACTGAAGCTGACGTACAAGCTGGTGATATTTTCATCTGGGGTCAAAAAGGATATTCTGCTGGGGCATTTGGTCACACAGGTATTTTCCTAGACTCAGAAGGAACTATTATCCACTGTAACTACGGTTATAATGGTATCACTCGCAACAACCACGATGAGATCTGGGGATATAATGGACAACCATATTTCTACTTCTATCGTTACAACGGTGGATCTCGTGTCCCTAACCCTCCTCAAATTGAGATCGCTGAGAATGCATTCGAGCATGAGTTGAACGTTGGTACGCATTTGCCATCAAGTGAACAACCATATTATGAAGCGACTATCACAGAGGACTACTGGGTCGAAGCTCAACCATTCGCTGGTGCTGAAGAAAAAGAACTATTCAAGAAAGGTTCTCGTGTGCGTGTCTATGAGAAAGTGGACGGATATTCTCGTATCGGTTCGCCTCAATCTGCTCAGTGGATTGATGACAACTATCTAGACGACGCTGAGGATATGGCTGGTAAACTATGAAACTTATAGACGGAGATAAACTAATTCATACCGACAATTCTGAGGATGTTATTGAGCACTTTGGGATAAAAGGAATGAAGTGGGGTGTTCGTAGTCGTCATGCCGATTTACGGGCAAACTACGCATCTTAGTGGCTAATAGAAGCGGGGCCTACATGGCTCCCTTCTTTTTCGCAGAAATTACAGAGGTGATAATGAAAAGATAATTTAAGGAGGGTCATTATCATGACTGAAAAACAACAACTTACACTAAATCAAGAAAACATGATCAAATTAGCTTTGATGTACGAAGATTATGAGTTAGAAAAGATGTTAGGTAAATTAATTGATATTGGATTAGCGCATAGTGCTGTTAATCTATATGTTAAAGATTATTATCTAAATCTTTATAAACGATTAAACAACGAACTCAAAACTTTATTAGATTGCGTTACTTACGAAGAAGTGTTTACACGTAGTTACAAAGTATATGATACATGGAGCACAATGGAAAATATTTCTACAAATACAGAAATGGGATTTGCGCCCTTCACTGATATTGATGAAACAGAAGTTAAGGAACTTTGTGATCGAATCACTCAACGATGTATGGAAGTTGAGAAAGATTCTGAAGAACTGGTTAATTTCTATAAATCATTATAATCGGTGGGGACGCAAGCCCCATTTCTTTTTTCGCAGAAATTACACACACTATAATGAAAGAAGATAGCTCAGCGGGAGAGCACCCTGAAAATGCGGTGGTCGGTGGTTCAACTCCACCTCTTCTTTTTTTTTCAAAAAGGAGGTAATGATGGCAGTAAGTAAAGTCAGAAAGAAGACTAAAGGAAAACCGAAAGGTTCTGTTAAACATATCCCAAAAGTATATTCAATTAAATACAAGTATATTATGGGTGACTATAATCCAAAGTTAGATAGGATTGAATTATATATTAACATGACAGTTAATGACGAACTCGTTGTGGTAAGGGGATTTGTGGATCCGGACAAGTCATATTTTAATGGCTTGCATATTCACACACCTAGCCCAAATCCTAATCTAACAGCTCAGACAGCATTTATATCCAAGAAGGATGCACCAAACTTACTGATGGTGGTTAGGGCATACACTGATACTCTTGGTGATATTCTCGACTCTGGGGAAACACAAACCCCTAGGTTGAGTGTGAATAATAAAGGTGAGTACATGTCAGATAGTGACTTATACAATTTTGCAAAGGTATACTAGGAGGTATATTATGGATCAAAAAGAATATCTTAAACATATGATGTTGCGAACTAACGTTCCTACAGGGAATGAAAAAATCAGTATATGGACTGTAATTAAACGAATAATATTTCGCAGAAATTACAAGTAGTATAATGAAAAGATATTTAAAGGAGGAACAATATTATGTTCAATATTAATAAAGGTCTATTCGGTCTATACAATTTCGAGGATACTATTCTTGAGGTTGCACCTGAAGACAGCTTAATTAAAGGCTGTGTTAAGGGAGCAGCACAAGGAGCAATCAACGGAACTGTTGTGATCGGAACGGTAGTTATTATTGCAGCTAATTTGTTACGCTTTGCGAATAAAAATGAAGGATAAAGTTAGGTTTACACCTAGCTTTATTTTTTTTAAAGAGAAAAGGAGAACAGAGATGAATAAAAATACGGTTGTTGAAAACAATGTTGTTTGTGGTAAAGCTATTGTAGATTATAAGAACGAAATTGAATATCAAAAAGCTTGGTTAAAGCGAATTGAAGAGGAGCTTAAGGAAAAAGAAGCTAAAGAAGGCGTGGTAACTTGGGATGACGTTCGGGAGGCATTTGGATATGGAAGATCGTAATTTTAAATTGATCGGATTTTGTATAGTTGGATTCTTCATACTATATATGATTATGGCAGGCATAATAGCCGATCAAGATAAGAAAATTGAGAGACTAGAGTATAAGATTGAAGCACAGCAAAAGTTGTTGGACTATCATAACGAAGTATTAGTTAATATCAATCGTAAAGTACAATTTCCAGGGGGTTAATAAATGAGCGCAATTAAGTATACTAATTTGACAGACATGGACATGATTTATTTGTTAGTTGAGAGTACTGATATTTACTATCGTGCAATCGCCGGCGATCAATCACAATGGGCTGGAATTCGATGGACATTTAGACCAAATGATTGGTCAAGATGGCGGATTCGTGAGATCTATAGAAAGATTAACGATATTCGTAAGAAGTACAAATTATTGTCAGTACCGACTGGGGCTCCTTTAGAGGACTGCTGGGAAGGTATGCCTCCGCAGAAATTACACGTTCTATAATGAAAAGATAATTTAAGGAGGTAACTTATTATGTTACGTAAACTATTTCGTGAAATTGGATTTCGCTGCTTATCATTATATGCTGTGATGGAGGAATCTCATATTGAGAAACTCATCAAACAGGGATACATGATTGCGGACGAGGGTCCACATAGAGAAAGATTAGATACAGTACATAAGGTTTTGAAAAAATTACGGAATGAAGGATACTAAAATGTTAAAAGCAATTTGGTGGTTGATAGATTTTATATTCTATAGCGTATTTTATAAAAGTATGCTATGGTTAATTCATCACCTATAATAGCGAAAGGTACATTTAGTATCTTTCTTTTTTCTGTCCGAAGGAGGTAATAATGGACGAATTTTCAATTGAGATTATTGTAAAGGATATGGAGCGAGACGAAAAGCGAATTAAATGGTTGATTCAAGTATTAACTTGGTTATGCTTTATTGGTATTCTTATATCTTTCACCCACACATATGAACAAAAGATCTTATCGAAAGATCAACAAATACAAATGTATAAAGCTCGCTGGGAAACTCGAGACAAGGCGGCTACATATTACAAACAACAACTCGAGTTAGAAAGGGCTAAACATGGATCAACACAGAAGTGATCGAGGATACACGTGGTCGGTTGTTTCCATAATTATCGGAGTAGGGTTAGTCATATCCTATATGATTCCTCAAGTCTTTAGGGAGCATCAAATCGAGGAAACTCGCATGCAGCGGATAGAAAGGACTATTGCTAAACAACAAGAGGAAATTGATACTCTTGAAAACGAATTAATTAAGATTAAGGAGGATATTAATGGAAATCAAATTCCACACTCGACCAACTCAAATCAATAGGCAAAATCCTATTTTCGTGAAGGATACTGACTCGATAAAGGTATATGCATATCCTCTTAAGGGTGATTTTTACGCTAAGTTTGTTGTTATAGGTAGCGTAGCTAAGGCATTTTTAGCAGAATGCAAAGGTGCTTTAACTACTGGCGATCTTAATGTAGCAACACATACAGCGTTTGATATTCATACCAAAAACAATTTGGTAGAATTTGTAACATCTTATTCAAAATTGTCAGCAACTGTTTTAAGTAATATTTATAATTACGAAAACAATTAACAATCGGTATAGCCGATTTCATACTGCACATTAGGTACAAAATAATTAAAGAAGGAGACTCTCTTTACACTGTGTTTCATACAAAAAATCCTATTGTGTAGTCTGAAGTCGGCTATAAACTCAACAATTGATAGTTCCTACGGGCATATGATCAGAGCGTTTTTAGTACATTTTTATCTTTTCATATTTCGCCGTTTGATACGAGTTCACAAAATCTCCTTTAGATCTGGTCATATGTCTATAGGAGCTATCAATTAGTTCTATATTTAAAAACAAAGGAGTATTGCGATGATTATTAAAAATAATCTTGGGTTAGAAGTTTCTATCGAGAAAGCTGATATGGAATATATTGTCAATAAGTATCAACATAAGTTTGACGATATTAGCACTCTCGAATCTTTCGAGAAGGAAACTAAGAAGGGTGCATTGAACATTGCCGTGGCTGGATTAATCGCCGGCGGTATTGTTTACGGAGTTAGCAAGTATGTTGGTAAATTGCGTGAGGAAGCTACTCAAGAAGTACTTCGGGAAATTCACCGAGACGAACGTGCTACAGATGTATTTAAAGAAATGTTTTATGGAGGTAAATAAGATGGGACTTTTTGATAAACTTGTTAAAGTAGACACTGTTGACTTTGGTGATGAATTCACAAATGCAGTATATCTTAAAGGTAAATACGATGGTATTGACCAGGAGCAGCTAAACAGTGCGTATATTTCAGTCTTAAGTGCTGGTATTATGGCGTTATCTTATGCTGTGATCCGTCGAGCTACGAACAAACGCAATAAAGAAATTAACGAACGCTTGCTCAATAGCGAATGTATGCACGGTGTATTAGCAGATGTCGAGGGAGAAAGACTCGATTATTCTTCTGAATGTGTATTAGACGAACTATTGAAAGACGATAAATAGGAGGACTTATTATGTCAAAAGGGATTGTGAGACTTATCTGTATTAATGATGAGAAAGTGATGTCAGTGTTATTGAGCGATAATATTATCAACTTCGACTATGAGTATGCGGATAATGTTCCATCTTATGATGTGGAATTCCGTATTCCATTTAGTCAAGACTTTTATAATATGGTCAAGGACATGTTTCATCAGAACAAAAAGACTCATTGTTATTTGAGTGCTGGTAAGATGTATGGTGCATATGAAACATCATTCAGATTAAATTCTAACGATTTGATTGTTGATGAGAGTCGTCCAGAAGGACATATTGTACTTAATGAACCGCCTAAGTATCGTCATTTTGAAGGCAACGTGCGTGGATATTTTGTGGAGGTGAAATAAAATGGAAATTAATACTATTAAAGAATTCAACTATAAAGGTTTTAATTGTTTTATTAATCGAGTAGGATTCTATAAATCTCAAAGTGTGCATGAAGCTATCAATATTACTGGGTCAGAAGACTTCTCTATGCGAAACTGGTGGTTGTGTGGGTATGTTATTTTACCAGCAGACCATCCTCTTAACGGAGAGCACTATGACGATCTTAATGACGTTATCGACGTTCACCAAGGTCTAACATTTTCTGATAATGGCGAAAACAATACATGGGTAATCGGATTTGACTGCAATCACTTCGGTGATGGCAACAAAGAAAACACTGAAGAATTTGTGATATCTGAAATTCAAAAAGTTGTAGATCAGCTGCTAGATCCTGAGAAGGATTTAAGAGGACTGCTGGATGATATGGCATGGGGAGAAGGGTGATCATATGAGTGAATTAGATGAGTTTGGTATTGTGCGGTATATTATCGACACGGGTGATAAGGTGGTGTCTATATTACTTAATGATATTGCGGAAGATGTTGATGGTAACCTTCTTATGAAAATTAAGAAGAAGCATATTCCATTCTATGACGCACTATTTGAAGAAGACGATCCAGACCAAGTAGCAGAGTATATTCTTGTTAAAGGTGTAAAATTCTATGTTTCCACTTGGCAAGGTAACGAAGGTTATATTATCTTCCAAGTAGATTGGTTTACAACAAAACGCGGAATAATTCTATATTTAGATACCGAAGTTAAGGATCCCATATACGACGTAGAATGGCTTCTTCAAAACGAAAATCTATTTGGTTTTGACGGAGGATTTATCAAACGAAATTATAGAATGATTTATAAATGCTTCATCAACAATTATGGAGTTAAAGTCTTATTTGATGTCGACCAATCTAAGATCGATGATTTTTATGGATTTGAGAAGTGTCTGGCTCGTACATTTTATGATAAGATTGATGGATCGCAGAAAAAACAAGGGGTATAGTGAAAGGAAGGTAAAACAATATGAAAGATATTGATAAAGTGGTTTACGCTATCGCGTTCGATAGCTTGGATGCAGAGATTGAGAAGGAAAAGCTCAAACTCCGAGATGCAAAAACAGAAGCAGAACAACTTTTGGTTGAAAAACGGTTGGCACGACTGATTGCACTTAAGAATGAAGAAATTAAGTATAAGGTTAAGCCAATTGATATTTTCAATACGGTTATTAACGGCGCTGCTGGGATTGCAGTTCTTGGTGTTGAGCACACAGGAATCATTGCAAGCAAGTTATGGTCGCCTATTCAAAAAGCACTATTCAAATGACTTAAAGGGGTTTACCGCCCCTTTCATTTTTTTTCAAAAAGGAGAAACTACAATGTCTAAATCTAAATTGCCAACTTACAAAATCACACAACATGATGATCTCTCACTCACAGTCACTAGTAACGACGAAAAACTTATCGCCAAAACACGACAACGCTGGGAATTCATGATGAATAACTGTAAATTTTTCGTTGCGGATCATATGTTAGATAACCACAAATTCAAAACACGCCGGTTCTTGATTGTTGGGCTGACAGAGATAGTTACATATAAACATAATGAGGACGACATTTTTGCACACGAGTTCGAAGCTGGCGTTATCGAAGTTCCCGATGACAAAACAGTATTAGAAGCGATCCGAGACTACTATAAGGAGACTAAATAATGGCAACACCAATCGTGAAGACGTCCGCTGAATTCAAAGATACAGTGACGTCTATTATTAGAGCGATGGCTTTGGACGAGTTCTTACTCGTTCCTAAGTCATATATCGAGGATGGCATTACTGCCTGGCTGGAGAAAAACAAAGAGACAGGTGAATGTCCCGCACAAGAAGACTACAAATGTTATTACCAATTCATCATGACCATCCCACCCGAGATGCACGTCCTAGACATGGACTTATATTTCTTACGGGTTGCTCGACGCATTGTTGATAATATTCTATTAGCAATGCTCGAGACATCATATTACAAATCAGTATTCGATTACGCGGATGCTGAGAAGGAACAATACAGTCTTATTTACGAGATCACTACAGATCTCTTGGATCGTATTGAGGATAACCAAGACGGTAGTCGGGTATTTAAGAATACAAAAGAGCTGAGAAAGGAATTCGAAAAGTATTATTCGGAGGTACTAGAGGATGCGTGAACGAAACGGTTGTCGGACGGATCTTGTATTAACCAAGATTGAATTCGATGACTATATTGTCACGAGCATTCGCAAACTCCCTTTAAAAGAGTTATTTTTCATCGACGATTGGTATATCGATCGTCTTATCACAAATTGGCGACGGACATATTTAGATTCTGAGTATAGACAATATATTGCAGGATTATTGACCGTGCCTAAAGACGTGAAGATATTAGACATCGATCTGTTATTATGGTTCGTTGTCCGACGAATTGTCGATGAATTAATTATATCTTTAGCTGAGGGATTTTACTATGATGAGATGGAGAGTGTCATTGGAGAAAGGATCCATTTCGAACCGTTTAATCATCATAAAGATGCCGTGGTAGATGAACACAAAGTTCGTTATTTTTTAGACGTGTTAGATACCGTGTATGACCGAGTAGATAAAGGTCATGACACTTTGAGCTGGATTCGGGAAGTAGTTAACCCGGACTATTTAATTTAAAGGAGAAACTAAAATGAAAAAATCAATCGTATTCACAGGAACAATCGCACTTGCACTTTTGACAGCACCAAGCGTATTGGCTAACGAAGCTGATACTGTGGTAACAAAAGAAGATACTAACATCACCGTACAAAATCCTTCAGTTGAAGTAACAACATCTAACGATACTATTTATGCGGATGTTGATGTCAAGGTAAATGATATCCAAATTCCAGATGAAATTACCATTAACAAAGGTGACAGCATTACTGTTGGATTGCCTGAGGAACTTAAGCTGGTAAATAACTACACATTCCCAGTTAACAATAACGAAGGAACCGAAGTCGGTACAGCTACTGCGAACAAAGACAATAATGAAGTCACAACAGTGTTCAACGACTACTTTGAATCACACCCATTAAACAAAACGTTCTCACTCGATATTCAAACTCAATGGAATGTCGAAAAGGTTAAGGAGAACCAACAAGTTGACCTTGATTTCAACGGTCGTAAGGTTGAAACTACTACTGGTAAAGCTGGCGTTATCGGTAAGGACGAAACTCTTATGAAATGGGGAGGAGAGGACGCTGAACATCCAGGCGAAATCGTATGGGCAATGCGCGTTAACTATGCCAAGAAAGACCTTGTCAATGTCAAAGTGGCGGACACTTGGGACGAAAACCAAGAATATGTTAAGGATTCGTTCAAAATGGTAGGTGTTGAATCAAATACCCCTTGGAAAGAAAAAGAATCCGAAGCAACTAAGATCGCTCCTGTATTCCATACTAATGGTTTCACTTGGTCTGCCGATAAACTCTCAGACCAGTTGTATATTAGTTATCGTACAAAGGTCATCAAGCAAGCAGAACGTTATTTGAATAGCGTAGTTCTTGGGGCAGATAACTTCAATTCACAATATCGTGATGTACCTTATCAATTTGTAAGCGGTAAGGGTAAAGCCGATGGTGAAAATAAACCAGAACCTACATTTGAGATTCCTAAGGAGTCTCCTAAAGGAGAAATCCCTGAATTCCAAGGCGGTATTCCAGGTATTCCTGAGGTACGCGAGAAACCCGAATACACAGAGCCTATTGGTACAGTTCCTAATGAGGCTCCTGTACTGGATAAACCTTACTTGCCAATTGAAGATATTCCTTTGATGCCACCTGCTCCTATTTTGGAAAAACCAGAATATCCAATCCCGGCAGAACCAGAAAAACCTAAAACACCACCTACTACACCAGAAGATAAGCCTAAAACACCAGCGCCAAATCAATACGTACCAATTCGTAAATATGAAGAAAAGAAACCTGTTGTGAACAATATTCCTCCTAAGGTTATTGAAGCTGCTAAGAAAGTTGAGACACACTCTCTTCCAAACACTGGATCTAGCCTAGAACTTGCTTTGGTTACTACTGGTGTATTCCTCGCTACTGTTGGAATTGCTATTTCACGAAAAGAAACTAAATAAAGCGCAGGATTTACACACACTATAATGAAACGAAATAAAAGGAGGACAAAGAAATGTCAAAAGAAGTTTCAAAACAAATCGAGGAAACTGTTGAAGCAGTTGAGGAAGTAAAGGATGAAGTTACTGAAGTAGTAGCTCCGGAAAAAGAATCTGAAGTGACAATTGAGGTTGTTAATGAGAAGAAATCATTCGGTGAAAAGACCGCGGATTTCATCGCTAAATACCGCAAACCAGCACTACGATTCTTAGGAGGAGCTGCTCTTGGAGCACTTGCGATCTCTATCTACAACGCTGCTAAACAGCAGGATGAAGACGATGTTATTGAAGGAGACTTCGAAACATTCGATGACGAAGACTAATTAAGTTTCAAAGGATAAGGGGTTTACACACCTCTTATTCTTTTTTTGTTTTAAAAGAAAGGAGAATCTAGCGAATGAGAGTTTTAGCTGGAGCCGTTATGTTGGCAGTTATTGGGGCATTGTTGAGTGCGATGATTTACACAATGTTTATTGTATTTTTCGAACTCGATCCACGATTTGCCGTATGTTTCACCGGCTCAATTCAGGGCATTCTATTGTTCATGTGGGGATACATGGCTAAAGATAAAGCTAGTAAATAATTTATGGCAGTTATTTTGGAAGATTATGGAGTCGTTCAGGTTAAGAACCACCTACCAAATCATTTCACATTTGTCATCCCATTGGATGGCCCTCGTGATATCGCATTAGCGGATATTGCGACGGAGTTGAATGTCTATCATAACATGATGATGTTCAAGGGCGAGCGATATTATGCAGTATCCGGAGTACAGAAGCATATGGAAATGGATGATGCACGATGGATCGCAACTATAGAAAGCAGGAGAATTAATGAGTAAAAATACAAAGACGGACTACGATAAAGTCAAATTACGTACGGCTAATGTCGGAGATCAGGAGCTTGAAGAGAAACATATTCAGCCAGTAGCCAAAGGGCGTATTGAGAAGCCTGGTGTTGGTAAATGGTTTAGTAATGTTTTATTCGGTGAAGAAGGTTTCCGTGGGGCCGCTACACATATGGTACAAGAAGTTATTGTGCCGTCAATTCAAAACACGGTTGCTGACGTATTAGTCACAGCCGTACAACGTGCAATCTTTGGTGATGACTATATTCACCGTCGAGCTAATATAGGATCATTCTGGGGACGTGGTAATAACGTAACCCGTATGGATACATATCGTGGTAAGCAAACGGACTACACTAAGAGCTTTGCACATCGGAATACTCGAGCTAGTAATATTGTGAATGATATTGCGTTTGAAACTCGACAAGAAGCGCAGGAAGTATTTAACGTACTACTTGCAAACCTTAATCAATATGATGTTGTTACTGTTGGGGATTATTATGAACTCACAGATAATGCTGCGTCATTTACGGATCACTCATATGGATGGTCAGTATCTACTGGAGGTTTGAATGGTGCACGTATTGTAGCTGCGCGTGGTGGAGGATATAAGATCCAATTCCCACAACCTGTGGAGGTGTAAATGGGCAATCATTGGAACAGGATAATGTCTCAAGGTCTAGTAACCTCGGACATAGCCAAGCTTAAGCGTATTGTCGGTCATATGGATACCATTGACGAAATGACATTACGTGATTTTAAAATACTTCTGGATTTTCCAGAAGACAGATTTGATCCAAGGGACTTTGAATATCTCTGGCTCAAATCTAAAGTTGACATTAGACCGTTACATGATGGGTCTAAATGGGAAATCTGCTGCAAATTTAAGAAGAAAGAGGACTAACTATGCGTAGTTGTTTAGGGACTTTGTTTTTATTGTGCACACCGCCATTCGGATGGTTCGTATTGGCATATCTTTGGGTTAGGGGTGATAGATAATGGCGAAATTCTTCAAAGCGTTATTGCTTTGTATACCAATAATGTTAACACATATATTTCTATTCTATGCATTTATTTGGTTTAAGGCATTTGAAGTCTGGCCATTGGTATGGGCAATAGTTTTAGTGTTCTTCTTATTTGAGCTCTCAATCTCTGCATTGGTATTGGAGGCTGCTTATGAAGGTAGACGTAAAACTTAATGTTATATTGTTAATGGATAACATGTATATTGATACATTCCATGACGTAGATAATATCTCACAGTCGGAGGATGGCAGTATTTATACTATATCCTCCGAAGGACATAATTACATATTTAGAGTTACTGATGGATTCAAGGTTTATCCGTTTTATGATATTCCAGAATTCACATTCAGTCATCAACGAAAGAAGGCTATCGATTTCGCAGTCGATAAGCTTATGGAGGAACTTTATGCGACTTAGAATTTATCCTAAAGGTGATCAGCGACCATTGTTATTTGAGAAAGTAACAAATGTGGATCTACATATTCATCAGCATGATTGGAGTATTACGTTCAATCATATTGATCATATCAACAAAAACAAATCGTGTGTTGCCACAAGTCATTTTTCAAGTGTCAACAGTTCAGGACTAACATTCTTATATGAGAATAGTGAAGATCATCAATCATTTTCAGAGAATGTTCAAATCAATCGTGGTTAAGAGAAAAGGAGAAACAAAATGAAATTACCAAAACTTAATGTAAAAGCTATCAAAGCAGGAGCTAAAACAACTTATAACACAGCTAAAATCCTTGGTAAGAAGTATGCGCCAATCGCTTTAGTTACTACTGGTCTTGTCGGATATGGTATCGCCGTATATCAAGGTATCAAATCTGGTAAGAAACTCGAATCAACCAAAGCTAAATACGAAGCTAAAGATGCTGCTGGTGAAGAATACACTCGTTTGGACGTTATTAAAGACGTAACTAAAGATGTTGCTGTACCGGTCGCAATTGCTGTAGCATCCACTGCCGCTATTGGATTGGGATTTGCGATCCAAACAAACCGTCTTAAAGCTGTATCTGCTGCCCTTACTGCGGTTACAGAAGAACACGCTCGCTACCGTCTACAATGTAAAGAAGTATTGGACGAGGAGACATTCAAAAAGATTGACACTCCAATGGACCAAGTAACTGTCGAAGAAGATGGTAAGGAAGCACAATCATTTGTTCCTAAGGAAGGATTGATGTACGGTAACTGGTTCAAATATTCTGCGAACTACGCATCAGATAGCCCAGAATACAACGAACAATGGATCCGCGAATCTATCCGCGTACTTGAAGAAAAGATTGCTCGTAAGGGATTGTTGAACTTCTCTGATATGTTGGATCAACTTGGATTCGATGTTCCTAAGGCTGCTCTCCCATTTGGTTGGACAGATACTGATGGCTTCTATATTGAATACGACATTATGGAAGTATGGAATGCTGAAGAACAAGTCCATGAACCACAAATCTATGTACGTTGGAAGTGTCCACGTAACTTATATGCTACAACAAACTTCCGTGATCTTATCCCAGGACGTAAAGAATTAGCTTAATACAGGAGGAATCATATAATGAAACCATTGGTCAAAGTATTATTAGGTGTTGCAGGTGCAGCTGGCGTCGGTTACGGCGCCTACCGCATTTATAAATGGTGGAAAGAAGAGGAAGAGCTAGAGGCTGACGGGTTATCTTATGATGAACTCGTTGCTCAAGCTGAGGCTAAACAACTGGAAGAAGAAGCTAAAGAGCGTGAGGCTCGTATGATTGAAAACGAGAAACACCTCCGTGAATTAGAAGGCCTTCCAGACGACGGGCTAGATTGGTTCAAGACAGAAGACGGATTTATTCGTCGTACATTGAGCCCATATGAGATTAACTTTGGCCCTGAATATGATCCTCTTACTGAAGAAATCATTCAAGAAATGGATCTTCATGGTCTTACAAATGAATACGTTCAGAAATTGGATGTAGACAAAACTCGTTTCTACAATTATCGTGAGGCCGATCGTCCTATCCGCGATATAGTTGAGTCTGTCGAAGACATGGCTCGTCAAATTAAGACTTTGAAAGGAGCAGATATGGAACACGATCGTCTTATTTACGATAAAAACACATCAGATGCATACGACTACTATAAAGCCCTCGTCCTAGATCGATATGGTATCACAGATAAATCTCTTCGCCGCGATCTTATCGCATTGTTCTCATGGGAATTCCTACCAAGCAAAACTAAAGTAGGAGACTGGGGACGTCGTGAAGATATTATTGCTCGTCGTATCGAGTACTTCACATTCGGTAACACATATATTGACTTCGCGTCAGTCGCTGAAGCAATCTTGGAATACGCTGATCGCTTATCCACTGATACAGGTGATATCGGTACTGTACAAGAATTCGCAGGTTGGATTGTTGAGACTCTTGGTCTTGACTTCGAGTCCGATATTGATCCAGTAATCCATGATACTCTCGTGTCATATATTGAGCATGACCGTGGAAGTAAACGTGCGAATGATGACGGTACTTATGGACTCTTCCATATCTCTAAAGAAAACTACGACAAAGCAGAATCACTATATCGTGAATGTGGTGTAGCGATTGGGGATATCCTGGAAGGCAAACTCGAGCCAGAGTTATATGTGTACAATATGGAGGAAGACGATGACGACGATGAATAAAATCGTCTCTGGAATCGTGCGAGGGTTTAAGAATCTTGTTACTTCTTTTGCCCTCTTTATTCTTCGTAAGAAGTGGCATGAGAAATTACCAGAGGAAAGTAAAAAGAAAGTAGGCAAATGGGCTGTTAACTGGGTTTGGAAGAACAAACTTATTCTAAACCAATGGGTTAAACCTAAGAAAGGTGGACACTGGTGGGATAATATTCCAGCCGATAACAGCATTGAGCCTAGTATGAAATCATATTACTCGGAATGTTATGGTGTGTTACATTATTTGATGGGTGCTGAAGAACGATACGACTTTAATGGTATGGTTATTCTGCATAATGCCACTGGAGTACTGCAGGATAAACTAAACATGATGAACATGCATAGATTCTTCTGCGTTAAGACTCCAGAACACAAGGATCCTATTATTTGTGTGATCCGTGATCGTGAAGACCAGTTCATTGATTTGGAATTCATGATGGTACAGGCACCTGAGAAAGTTATTCATTGGATCAATTCTAATTGTGATATCTTCTCTATGTTCCGTCAAGAACAAACTAATGCACCAGACGTATTTACTTTCGGTGATCAAAACACAGTGACTGAAGGACTGGGATTATATATTCCAGAGAAGATGTTCAAATAGGAGGACACCATGAGTATTAATAACATTGGAATCCTCAAACCATTTAGTGAACCTGACTATACAGAAGCGGCCCTCAAATACCGTGGGTCTTTTCTTATGCAGGCTCTGACAGAGTGTGTTTATTTTAAACCACTTGATCCAGAAATCGATTTATCAAAAATTGCCCGGGGTGGGATTTTACATCGAATTCGGAATTCTCCAGGCGTAAACATTTACGTTCCTGGATATTGCAATGTTATGGTTGGATACTTCACAAACAAGCTTTGGCGTATACCATTTCCTTATCTATTGTTATCTGAGCGTAACCGCGACTTGAGAATGTTCATATTCTCTGAGGCTGCTGCGATGAAACAATTTCTGATGGATATTCGTAACTCCAAGACTAAATTCGATAACTATATCGCAGAAGGGCTTGGTAAAGGGTATTTCGTCTCTATCCGTTTGCAACATGACAGTGATACAAATTGTTATGTACCGCAGCACGGATACAAAATTCCATTTATTAGTGGATACAAGATCCCACCACACAGCGAAATTACAGACGAGTTATTTAACTCACGTATTGACGGACGCTTTAATTGGCCAGATGTATCTGATATTGACTACAATAGTCACTACGGCATATATTCTAAGACAAAAAGCAGTCTACACTATACTCCTAAGGATTTATTACTTATGGAGCACGACATTTTAAACACATGCATTGACATTGTTAAAGGAGAACATAATGACTACAATTAAACTTGACATCACACGCGTCCCAGTATTGAAAACAAAACATTTCACTAAACAAGCAGAATTCATCAACACAATCAACCCAGGTTCTTATGGATCAAATGTATATGACCAACTCGAACTAAACCTCAACACAATGATGGATTACCTTAAATACGGTGGTAAAATCACTGTTGCTATGCTGCGCCAAATGGCTGGTAAGAAAGTTGAAGCTAAGGATCATTTCTTTGGTTGGGATATTGATGTGTTGTCTCAACTCACTATCTCAGATGATGAGACTATTGAATTTCCGCTTATTTTCTGTAAACAACTGATGGAACCTAATGCGGACATCTTCTCATACAAACGTCTAGACACAATCAGTGTTAAGAACGCACATGTAGACAAAGAAACCATTGCGCGTGGTGAAGCATATTTGAATGATATGTTGGAACTTGGTGCTGTAAACAAGGAATTCGTTAAAGACGTGTTGAATAAATAGGAGGAACCGAAGAAAGCCGATTTCGTCAAAGCATATCCAGTGATTAAAAAGTTTGAGGAGAAGTGAGATGAGAGTGACGTGAAATCTCTTATTATCGGACGCACGGGTATGAAAGACATTAAAGTAAA